CAAACCGTGAGGACGTGGTAGAATCCTCCCGTTCGATGTTAGAGGAGGGGACTTGACCTTAGCACTCCAGAAGCCCCGCCGCCAGGTCGATACGGACTACCTCAACTTCGTCCGGGGCCGCCCCTGCCTCGTGGCCCATTGTCTGCGGCGCGGCGAGCCTCACCACGTCGTCAGCCGGGGAGCCGGGGGAGGGGACTACACCGCCGCCCCGCTCTGCCGGGAGCACCATCGCCAGCTACACACGACCGGCCTCCGCCGCTTCGAGGAGAACTTCGGGCTCGAACTCTGGCGGGAGGTCGCAAACCTCCTCGGGCTCTACCTCGAGGACCAACGAAGGGAGAACACATGAACCGCGTCCTCTTGATCGGCCGCCTCGGCCGCGACCCGGAGGTGAAAGCCCTCCCGAGCGGTCGCAGCGTGGCGAACTTCAGCCTCGCAACCGACGAGCCCGTGAAGAAGCCCGACGGGTCCTGGGAGCGCCGGGCCGAGTGGCACAAGCTCGTGGCCTGGGGGACGACCGCCGAGACCGTCGGGAAGTATTTCCGGAAGGGCTCGTGGATGGCCGTCGAGGGTCGGCTCCAGACCCGGGAGTGGGAGAAGGACGGCGCCAAGCGCTATTCGACCGAGGTCGTGATCGACCGCCTGGAATTCGTCGGGCCGAAACAGAACGCAAACCCGAGCGCCGCAACCCCTGGACCTGGCGCGGCAACCTCCGGCCCCGCGGATTACCCCGAAACCGACGAACCGCCCTTCTAGGAGGACGCCATGCCGGACCCCTACACCGTCCACCTCACCGAAGGGGACATAGTCCTGACCCGCTCGAGGTCCTGGCTTTCCCACCTGATCCGCTTCTTCACCAGGACCGCCGGGGAGCCCCCGACCCACGTCTCCCACTCCGAGCTCGTGATCGACGGGGGGACCCTGACGACCGCCTTCGTCATCTCGGCCGACCGGGAGGGGATCGTCGCCCGCCCCATCCTCCCACACCACGCCGGGAACTGGGTCGAGGTCTACCGCCCGGTCATCCGCCACGATTGGAAGGTGGCCGCCGTCCGCCGGGCGACCGAGAAGCTCGGGGCGAAGTACCCGGTTTGGCGCCTCGTCGCCCATCTCCTCGACTGGATCGCCGGAGGCCTCGGGCTCTTCGACGTCTACGCCTTCCGCCGGGTCCTCCGCTCCGCCCGCGTCCTCGAGTGCTCCTACCTCGTGGCCTACGCCTTCGAGCCCTACCTGAGCTTTGGCTTCCCCTCGTCGATGGTGACGTCGGACGACCTCGAGGACGCTTGTCGCTGGGGGAAGCGCTTCGAGCTCGTCTCGCCCTTGACCCGGCTCGAGGTGACGCGATGAGCGCCCCGACCATCTCCGGCCGTGACCACATGACCGACATCAACGGGGACTGCCTGCCCGACTGCCTGCCCTGCTACGTCCTCCGGCTTGAGGCCGTCGCGAACGCCGCCCGGCGAGAATGCATGGAACATGAGGCGGCGTTAGACCAGCCGGGAATCACCATCTATCGAACCGAAGATGGGCCGCCGCGCCTCCTCTGCGGTTGCGCGTTATGTGCCGCCCGCCGCGCTCTGGATGGTGAGCCATGAATGACAAGAAGATCATCGAGGGGATGTCAACCGAGATCGCCCGCCTCACCGCAGAGCGTAACTTGGCCGTAAAAACCTCCCTTGGCGATAACCAGCGCCTCAGAGACGAGATTGCTCGCCTTACCGCAGAGGTGGAACGGCTCGGTCGCTGTCTGCGGGTTGCAGCCGGGATGCTGAGTACGACTGAGGGGCTGACCGGCAGGCACCCAGAAGATGTCCTTGCCTACATCGAGGCCGCAGAGGTGGCGGGCCGCGCCCTGGACGGTGAGATTGACCCCGGTAAGTCTGCAAACAGCAGACATACCGAGCCGGAACAAGCACCGGTGGGTGAGTGGGAGAGCGGCGGGAAGGCATATGACGAATGCCCGGATTGCATTGACGGCATTGCCCCCAAGGGCGGGGACGAGGGCAGTACAAGGTACGTCTGCCCGACGTGCGGCGGGAGCGGGAGGAAGGGATGAAAGCCGTCCTCACCTTCGACCTGTCCGACCTCGACGACCGGGTCGCCCACGCCGACGCCCTCGCCGGCTCCAAGTACCGGGACGCCCTCCTCGAGCTCGACGAACACCTCCGAGGCTGGATCAAGTATCGGGAGGACCCAGAGGACGTCCGCGCCGCGCTCCTGGCCGTCCGCGACTTCCTCCGCGAGGTCTGCCAAGAAAGGGGCCTCAACCCGTGGGACGACTGACGCAACCCCCCGCCATTGTTTCCACCGAATCAACGGGAAACGCTTGACCATGCGGACCTCATGGCTCTGGGCCGCCGAGGTCCCCGGACTGGGCTACCGCGAGCTCGAGGCCCGCTCCTACCGTGACGCCGCCGACCAGATCCGCCGATGCTTCGGAGAGGAGCCCGCCTCCCTCCGGATCGTGGGCTATCGCGCCCTCCCAGATCCGAGCGCGGCAAGGCCCTACCGCCACCGACAGACGTCGGAACTCCCGACTCGCCGACTGGGCGCCGTGGCCCTCCGCCTCTACGCCGTCCTCTCCCACGACTTCCCGACCGCCTCCATCCTCTGCGATCGCCTCAACCGCTACCGCTTCTCGGGCGCCAGACTCCGCGACTTCCTCGCGAACATGGGGACCGTGATCCAACACCTCCCCGCCGGCCAGCGCGAGGTCGTCACCCGCCGGACCCGCGCCGTCCTCGAGAGTTGGCGCCACGCCGCCGCCGAGACCAACGCTCGCCGGGCCGGAGACTTCGACTCGGCCGAGGTACACGCTACATGGAAAGAGGGCTACCAGGAGACCGCCGACGGCCTCCGCCGCCGGAAGACCCACCGCGAGGCCATGAAGACCCTCAACCTCGCCCTCGACGGCTCGCTCCCCGAGGAGGAGACGATCCTCGAGAACTGGCTCGCCGCCATGACCTCCCACGGGGTCCCAGAGATCGAGGCCCGGGAGATCGGGAGCCGCTGCCAGAGGGTCGCCGTCCCTCGCCTTTGACATCGCTCCGCGTAAGTATCTGAGCCCTTGACACCGCTTCCGCGAAGTGGTAGAAATCCGCTAGGCTCTAACAACTCCGCCCTCTCGACAATCCCGGAAGCCCTCCGGGATCTTCAACTTGGAGACCGCTACGACGTGAAACAACGGCAGCCCGTCCCCAAGGGCCGATGGCGGAACCGGATCGTCGGAGCCGGCGAGGAAGACCCCGAACAACTCCTCGCGAATCCGAAGAACTGGCGAATTCACCCCCGCTACCAGCAGGAAGCCCTCGAGGCCGTCCTCGACGAGGTCGGCTGGGTCGACGACGTCAAGGTGAACAAGCGAACCGGGACCGTGATCGACGGTCATCTCCGGGTCACCCTAGCGCTAAGAAACAACGAGCCCTCAATCCCGGTCAAGTACGTGGACCTCTCCCCCGAGGAGGAGGCCCTAGTCCTCGCGACCTTCGACCCCCTCGGGACCTTCGCGGTCGCCGATCCGGACGCGCTCGACGGCGCCCTCGAGGACGTCTCGAGCACCTCGGCCGAGATCGCCGGCCTCCTGACGAAGATCGCCGAGGACGCCGGGGTGATCCCGCCGGAGGAGAAAGGGCCGCCCGTCCAAGCCTCGATCCGCCGGCTCGCGACAAAGCCCCCACCGAAGCTCGCATGGGTCCTGATCGGGCTCCCGACCGTCCGCTACGGGGAGATCGCCGAGCTCGTCGAGGGGATCGCGAAGCTTGACGGCGTGTTCTGTGAGACCGTGCTCTCGGACGTGAAGCCGGAGGAGCCGGGCGATGGTCTGGCAGACCCGGACCGATAACGCCCGGATCGAGACGAAGCTCGAGCTTCGGCGCCACTTCCTCCGGAAGTACCACGCCGAGGGGCCGGTCCTCGTCTTCGACGCCTGCCAGGGCTCGGGCCTGATCTGGAGGACGCTCCGGAAGGAATTCCGGGTCGACCGCTACTGGGGGGTCGACGTGAAGCCGAAGGCCGGCCGGGTCCGGGCCGACTCGACCCGCATCCTGGCCCAGCCGGGGCTCGTCGAGAACGTGATCGACGTCGACACATACGGGGAGCCCTGGGCCCACTACTTCGCGCTCCTCCCGAACGTGACCCAGCCGACGACCGTATTCCTCACGGCCAGCGTGGGGGCCGGGATGGGCCAGTATGGCCGGGTCGTCCTCGAGGCCCTCGGGCTCGGGAAGCTCGCGCGGAACCTCCCGCCGGGCTTCCAGTCTAAGTCACGACTAGGGCGGCTTCTCATAGACTATTGCTTGACTTTACCGGCCGCGTCTGCTAGACTCCACATAGTCGAGCTCGCCGAGGGGCTCCCCGCCAGCGTGGGGGCCCGCTACTTCGGAGCACGGCTCGAGCCGATGGGAGGGGCCGATGGCGGAGACGACCGGGATCGCGTGGACCGATAGCACCTTCAACCCCTGGATCGGCTGTCAGCCCGTCTCGACCGGCTGCCGGAACTGTTACGCCGAGCGCCTCGTCTCCGGCCGGATGGGCCGGCCCGGACACTGGGGGCCTACGGCCAAGCGCTCGAGGACCTCGGCCGCCTACTGGCGCCAGCCCTTCGCCTGGAACCGAGAGGCCGTGGTCGCCCGAGCGCGGCGACGTGTTTTCGTCGGCTCCCTCTGCGACGTCTTCGAGGACCGCGCCGAGCTGGACCCGATCCGCGAGGACCTCTGGAACCTGATCCGGGCGACCCAGGCCCTCGACTGGCTCCTCTTGACGAAGCGCCCGGAGAACATCGCCGGCCGCCTGCCGGCCGACTGGGGCCACGGCTACTCGAACGTCTGGCTCGGGGTCACCGTCGAGGCCCCCGAGGTCTCCGACCGGATTTACGTCCTCGCCGAGATCCCGGCCGCCGTCCGCTTCGTGAGCGTCGAGCCCATGCTCGGGCCCGTCTGCCTCGAGACCGGCGCGGCGATCGATTGGGTGATCGTGGGCGGGGAGAGTGGCCCCGGCTTCCGATCGTGGGACCTCGACTGGGTCCGCGCCCTCCGGGCTGACTGCCGGGCGAACGGGACCGCGTTCTTCTTCAAGCAAAGCCCCGGCCCCATACCCGGGCGCGGCAAGCAGATCGACGGCGAGACCGTCCACGAGCTCCCGACGCCTCGGCTCTGGGCCGCCGCCTAGACTCGAACGTCTCGACCTCGAAAACCCAGCGCTCCCTCGAGGCCCCGATCGACGCCTTTTACCTCGAAAACCCAGTGGGGCCGAAACGGGTCGCTTGCGCCCTTTGACCACGAAAACCCAGTGGGCCGAAAACGGGTCGCTCGACCCTTTGGACCTCGAAAACCTAGTGAGGCCGAAACGGCTCGATCGGCCCTCGAGACCCCGAAAACCCAGTGACGCCACCCGGGCCTCCCGGACGCCGGCCCGCTCCACCGCTTGAGCCCCGGTGGGACCCCTCCTCCCTCCCGGGGCCACCGCGACCCCGCCCGGGACGGGGTCGCACCCTTGACAATGACGCAACACAACTATGACTGGCCCAAGATCCGGGACGAGTACGTGACCGGCGACGACACGGTAACGCTCGAGACCCTGGCCGCCAGCCACGGGCCCGTCTTCGAGACGGTCGCCCGCCGCTCCTCGAAGGAGGGCTGGGTCGAGCAGCGCCGGCTCTTCCGGGACGAGAGCTCGAGGAAGACCCGCGAGCGCCTCCTCGCCCGCGAAGTGAACATCCGGGTCCGTCACCAGCAGACGGCCCAGCAGATGCAAAAGGCCGCGCTTCGCCGAATGGCGACCATGCACCCGGAGGAGCTCACCCCCTCCGAGGTCCGGATGTTCCTCCGGGACGCGATCGACATAGAGCGGAAGGCCCTCGGGCTGCCGGACGCCGTCCGGATCGAGGTCGAGCACGAATTGAACGGAGCCATCAATGCCCTCGAACGAGAGCTCGAGCCCGAGCTCTTCCGCCGCGTCCTCGGGGTCCTTGCTCGCCCGGCTGGCGAATAAGCGCCTCGAGGCCCTCGAGGGTCGGGGCCGCTGGCAGGGCCTCGCCGACTTTATCCCGTCGGTCTCGCCCCACTACCAGGAACCGGCCCACCTCCGGCCGCTCCTCGAGATCTTCGACCGGATCGCGGCCGGCGAGAAGCTCGAGGCGGTGTTCCACGCTCCGCCGCAGCACGGGAAGACAGACACGATTATGCACGGGATTGCGTACCTCCTGAGGCGCCATCCCGACTGGCCGATCCAGTACATCAGCCACCATCAGGACATTGCGGACGATAAGAGTGCCGATGCCCGCAGGATCGCAATGAGCATCGGCGTCGAGCTTACGCCAGACCGGAGGAACCTGCGGCACTGGAAGACGACGTCGGGTGGCGGCTTGCTGGCGATCGGCATTGGTCAGGGTGCTGGCTTCCCGGCGCGGCTTGTGATCGTTGACGACCCGTATCGGGATCGGAGGGACGCCGAGAGCGCGGCCTACCGCAAGCACACAATCGAGTGGTTTAAGGATGTGGCGTTGGCCCGTCGGCATAAGGACGCCTCAACCTTGATCTTCTCTACCAGATGGCACCCTAAGGATTTGTCGGCCCACTACATCGAAAAGGGCTGGCCGTTCTACCGGCTGCCTGCGGTTCAAGACCGCGAGCCCGTGGACTACGACCCGCGCCAGATCGGAGAGCCGCTCTGGCCGGAGATCAAGCCCCTCGAGTATCTGGAGGAGATGAGGGACGAGGGCGCCTACACATGGTCGAGCGTCTGGCAGGGGACGCCCCGGCCCCGCAGCGGGACATTGTTCGGGGAGCCGACGTACTACGACGAGTTGCCGCGCCTGGGCTACCGGACCGCGATCGGTTTCGACCTGGCCTACACCGCGAAGACCCACGCGGACTACTCGGCGGCCGTGGTGCTCCTCCGGATTGGGGAGCGCTTCTTCGTCGCCGACGTGGTCCGGGTCCAGGTCGAGGCCCCGAGCTTCGGGCCCGTCCTCCGCCGCCTACAGGAGCAGTGGAGGGCGCCGGCCTACATCTACGCCGCCGGCCCGGAGAAGGGCTCGGTCGACTTCATCAGACGCGACTTCCGGGTGAACGCGAACGTGCTCCCCATGACGGGCGACAAGTTCGTCAGAGCCCAGGCCGTCGCCGCCGCGTGGAACGCCGGCCGGGTCCTCGTGCCGCGCTCGGCTCCCTGGCTCGACGCCTTTCTCGACGAGCTCGGGGACTTTACCGGGGTCGACGACGACCACGACGACCAAGTCGACGCCCTCGCGCCGGCCTACAACGTGCTCCACGTCCTGACCGGAGCGGGTGCTGCCACAAAGAGATGGCGTGGTGCGCCGCATTCTTGACAACGACGGCCGCTAACCCAAGGAGTGAGCCATGGCGATCGGTGACGACTTCGAGATCCAAAATGACAAGGACATCCGTTACATCGGAGCCGCGCACGGGGCGAGTGGGGCCGGGTACTACACGGTGCTCGCCTTTCACCAGTGGCTACAGGGCCTCGCCGACGACGCCCAGGCCGCCGGTGATGACTTCATGGACATCACGCGGGACACTCCGACAGACAAGAGTTACGACACGATCATCACGCTCATCAACAGCTACAACATCGACGACACCACGGCCGAGCATCTCTACCAGGGCTCGATCATCCAGACGAGCGGTGACGTGATCTATGACGGCGTGCAGATCATCGCGAACGAGGGCTGCCACGTCGAGATCGTGCAGAATGGTTCTGTCATCACCGCCGACTTTTGGAACTCGACGCCGTTCGGCGAGACCGCTGAGGGCCTCAACCGCGACGTCGCGAACGGGATCAGCGCCCGCTTTCTCGTGAAGGTGAGGACGGCCGCAGCGGACATCGACGGGCGCAAGCTCCTGTGCCAGAGCCGCGAGTGGGGGAAGACCTACGGAGAGTTCAAGATCAACGGCACGTCGCGTGGGATCAACGTCGCGGCGCTGACCTACGCAGACGACCTGAACAATCAAACGTCTTCCGTCACCGTTGCTGGCTGGACGACGATCACGAATACCACGGTTGGGTACAACGGCATCGACGTCAACAATGACGGCAGCGACGAGTACTACTACTCGGAGTGGAACCGCGCCACCTACTCGATCAATCAGTTCTACGAGCGCATGAAGTACCTCACGCGCCGGGGGACGACGGAGACGCTGTACGGGCTGAACGGCGAGCTGTTCCGGGGCATCACGCATCAGATCGTCGTGGACAATCCGAGCGCCACGGACTTCAGCGCTTACGAGGAGGTGTCGTGGACTGGCGGTACGGGACAGATGTTGGCGATCAACGACGTCAACAACCCGACGGCGATGTGGATTCAGCTCCTCACCGGGGTGCCGCCGACGGATGGCCAGCAGATCCTCGGGGACACGAGCGGCGCGACCTGCGACGTGAACGTGACCGTGACCGAGCGCACGCTGAGCTTCCCGTTCTGCGGCGTCTCGACCGGCAGCTCGCTCATCGGAGCCTACGGCTTTGGCGTCGAGGCGCTTGATCTCTCGGCCGCAGACAAGGTCTTCGACCTCACCAACACTCAGCGTCAGGCCCCGAACTACGTGACGTTCACCGTTGGCGGCCTGGTGAGCAGCGAGGATTCGGTGCTGGTCGGGCCGAAGGACACCGGAGATGCTTTCGAGTGGGACCAGCTCATCTTGAATACCACGCTCAGCGGCGCGACCGAGACCGCCGTCGTGGTAACGACCTCGATCCCGGCCGATACCCCGGCCGCCGGAACGATCCGCATCGAGTTGGACACCGGGAAGACGCGTAAGCAAGCGTACACCTCATGGACGGGCTCGACGTTCACGATCGCGAGCGCCGACTACAGCGGCGCGAACCAAGCGACGTCCGGCAACGACGTGATGATCTCGTACATCGACGTGGTGGCCGATGCTGCGAGCGAGGCGTTCACCGCGGTCTACTCCAGCGATCGCAACCTGCGGGTGCGCGTGAGGGATGGCGGCGGCACGCCGATCAAGACCTTCGAGACCAATGCGGTGCTCGGGTCGGCCGGTGGCTCGGTCACGGCGATCAGGACCTCTGACGCGTAGGAGTTGGCGTGGCCTGGATCAGAGGATTCACCGCGACCGACGTCGTCACCGCGAGCACGAACCCGGCCGCGCTCGTGGCCTATCCGCCACACGTGGCGAACGATGTGCTCCTGCTGTCGCTCGCGGTGGACGGCACGAACCTCCCGGCGTTGCCTACCGACTACACGGCCATTCTGACCATCAACGGCACGGCGCAGAGGTATCGGCTCTGTTACAAGGTGGCGGCGAGCGATGCGGAGGTGTGCCCGACGCTGTCACTTTCGGCTGGTGACGAGTGGCACATTGTCGTTATCGCCGTGGCCGGGGCCGACTACGCCGATCCGATCAACTTCTCTGCCAGCCGGACCACGACCGACGCCGCCGCGCCGTTCACCTGGACGAGTGGTGCGAGCACGGACGAGACCAACGTCCTGATCTTCCACTTCTGCAACTCGGACACCGGGCTCGCCCTGACCGCTCTCCCGCCATTCGTGAACCTCGTCAACGGCGACGCGGGCTCGTGTGGGCAAGGATGCGCCTACACCTTCCAGATCGGGGCTGCGGCAATCATCGACTGCACCTGGACGGGCCGCGCCAACGACGACACCACTGCCTGCGCGGTCGGGATCAACGACGACGGCAGCGGCACGCGGCCGGGCTACGCGGGGCCGAGTACGGTCGGGACCTACATCTCCGCGCTCGGCGGCACGTCGCTGATCGAGAGCGACACCAACCCGGCTTCGCTGGTCTTCAACGCGATCGGTCAGCGGAAGCTGACGCAGGTATGGTCCTTCGACGGCACCAGCACCTACACCGATGAGACTGCGGATGCTGGAAGCTGGACGGCCGCCGACGTCACGATGACGAACGCGACGAACGCCGCGCTCTACTTTGGCTATGACTACACGTTCAAGTGCATGGTCGCGCAGGTCTCGACAGCTCAGAGTGGCACGAACTACATCTGGGAGTACTACAACGGCTCAACGTGGGCCACGCTGACTGTCACTGGCGTCTTCACCTCGACGGGCTACCCGAGGATTGCATGGACGCGGCCAGCTGACTGGGCGGCGGTCGATGTGAATGGTGTTACGCAGTACTACGTCCGTTTCCGGCAGACTGGAGTAATCACCTCGCCGCCGGTCTTCAACTGGATCTTCGCTGGTGGCTGGCCATCCACCTACGACGCGATCGGCAACGCGACCGATACCGGGGTCAATCCGTACAACGACGCCATCGCGCTGACGCCAGCGGCCACATCGAACTTCTCGGGCTGTGAGCGGCTGTTCGGAACCGCGAAGGACATGGATACCGGCATCCTGGTGCTACACCACAAGTCGGTCCTCCCTCGGGATTATGCCGTCGATCCTTCGGTGAATGACCAGGTCTACCCAGTTACGAACATCGGCTCTGGTTACGGCGGGTTTCTTGTCCTTCTGGCCGATGGGGATTCCGAGTTCGAGGCATACTCCATCCACGGCAAGGGTGCGGTGTCGAACAGCGTGGTCGATTGGAACGTGGCCGCGATCGGACTCAACAACGGCGCGGAACCGTTTGCTGTGATTGGGACCCTCACCAGGAGTGCTATCACTCGGATGGCGTTCCTCCCGCAGGGCGCGAATGGCGCGATCTCGGCGCACGTCTCGACCTTGCTACTGGTGAGCCAGATCGTCGTCGTTGGTGGGGCATCAACGACTCCGATCACGACCGCCGACCTGAAGTGGATCGCCACGCACTGTATCGGGGTCAATCTCCTCTGGCAGGGCGTCGGAACCTACTCCCGCGTCTATGCCCCGATGCAAATCGGCGGCGACGCGCAGACGGTGATCGACGTTGACGGCGAGACCTTCGCCATGCCGACCGCCTACGATGGCAAGCTGTACTTCGACTGGAACGTCGATGACGATGTGGCCGGTTGGCAGTTCTACGGCATTGGCTCGAGCGACAGCTTCACGTTTACGAACTGTATCTGGGTCGGCTCGCAGCCCTACCGCTGGGAATTCAACGCCAGCCACAGCGGAAGCGCGGTGCTCGACTTTGCCGGCTCCAAGGTGAAGGGCGCGACCGTCACGCTTCAGTCCACGGTGGCGCTCGACGGCGTCACCTTCGATTCATGTCCCGGGAACTTCGACCCGAACGGGGCGACGCTGACGAACTGCGCGTTCGTCGACACCACGCCGGTCTGCGACAGCCCGGGAGATGCCGACAACATCTCGGACTCCACGTTCACCAAGCTGAGCGGTACGCGGCACGGGATGGTCATCAAGGGCACCGCCGCGAACATGACGCTCGACGGCGTGACGTTCACAGGCTACGCGGTCTCCAACGGCTCGACCGGGAACGAAGCGATCTGGGTGGACATCGCCAGCGGGACCATGACGATCAACATCACCGGAGGTGGCAGCACTCCGAGCATCCGCACGTCCGGAGCGACGGTGACGGTTGTGAACGCCCGCACCGTCCGGGTCACGGCGAAGGATGCGGCGACCGGCTCAAACGTGGAGGGGGCGCGGGTCGGTCTGTGGGCTACCACCGGTGCGTCAGTCACGATCAGCCGCAGCGGCTCGACAGCCACCGTGGCCCACACCGGGCACGGGTACGCTACTGGGCAGAAGGTGGCGATCTTCGGGGCGGAGCAGGGCGAGTACAACGGCATCAAGACCATCACATATATCGACGCCGACAGCTACTCGTACACCGTGAGCGGGACGCCGACGACCCCGGCGACGGGGACGATCACCAGTCATCGCGTGATCCTTGACGGCGACACGAGTTCCTCCGGGATCGTGGAGGACGCAGCGTTTCCGTATGTGTCCGATCTGGCTGTGACCGGCCGCGTTCGCAGGGGCACCTCCGTGCCGAGATACAAGAGCACCCCCGTCTCCGGGACGATCACGAGTGCCGCAGGTTTCGAGGCGACCGCCTACATGGTGAGTGACGCATGAACATCGACTGGGGCACCAGCGTCATCAACGTGTTCAAGGCCGACGCCTTCATGACGAACCTCGGCGGCGGGATCTACGAGATGGACACAGACGCCTTCCGGCTTGCCCTCAAGGATGCTGAGGACAGCGAGGACGGGATGGCGTTCCCGGACACGCACCGGCACAACACAGCGGTAACGGTCGGCGGGATCACGCTCGCGCACGTGCTCGAGATCATCAACGGGTACACGATCACCTTCGAGGATGGGCAGTACGCGGTCAACCTGAAGAACACCAACAACAACATCCCCGACGTGACGAACGTGAACCAGGTGTCGCTCCGGTCCTTCAACTCGGCGGGCTTGCAGATCGTCGAGACCGGGGTCTCCGGCTTGACGCCGTCGGAATCTGCCGACCTCACCGCCGCTGCCGACGATGCAGCGAAGGCCCGGAAGGCGGCCGTCAACAAGGCGGTGATCTCTCCGGACGATCTGACCGTCACGATCTACGACGACGATGGACTGACGCCGATCTTCGTTTTCGACATCTCGGCCGATCAGCGAGTGAGGACCCCGGCCTAGAGGAGACCACCTTGAGCATATTCCCGCGCTGGCTCAAGGGCTGGGGGATCTTCCCGGAGTGGCTCAAGGGACGTGAGGAAGAGTCGGTCCCGGTTGAGATCGAGCGACCGTCCTTCCGCAGCCTACGACCCGAGTTTGAGGTTGTCTCGGCGGTGCCAGCCTACGTGGCGGGTGGTCTCACGCGGCCCCGCGCTTTTGAGTGGCTGACGCAGGCGATCGCCTTCCGCGGTTTCGTGAGCAACAGGCTGGCCAGCCATGTGACGCCGGAGCGTGACTTCGTGAGCCTGACGCGCCCGGCCGTTGCCGACCTCTTGCCGGAGCACTGGCCGACCACGGAGACCGAGCAGACCGCACTCGACCGAGGGCGCGAGACCCTGGCCAGAGTTGGCCGCGTCATCAGCCGGGCGCTGAAGCTACCCGACTAGCGTACGGAGGCCCGATGTCCTACCTGATCGAGCATGTCTACAACGGTCACGACAACTCGGTAGACCTGCAACTGACGGTGAACGGGCAGCCGTTCCCATTGGATGAAGTCGACGAGATCACCGTGACCGTGGCCAGCCGGACATTTCGCTCTGACAACGGAGTGGGGGACCCGATCCTGTGGGACGGCGCCGGCTACCAGGTCGGAGAGATTCGGCTGTTCCTCGGAGACAAGGATCTCCCGCCGGGGGATCTTGGCGCATGGATCGTCATCTATGACACCGATCACGAGAACGGCTTCGTGTGGGGCGCGGTTGTCCTGAACGTCCACGCTGAAGTCGAGGGCGTGGAAGAGGAAGAGGGGCCATAACCCATGCTCGACGACCTCATTCACAAGGCCAACCTCGCAAAGATCGAAGCCGACGACGATGAGCAGCGGAAGACCAACGCTGACGAGCTGATCTCCTACTACCGGGGGAACCACCGCGCTCTCCTCGAGGACTACCTCGGGGAACTCCTCTCGGAGAGCGACCTCCTCGAGAAGTACAAGGCCCTCGCGGCCGTTCGGAACGTGGTTCGCTCGACCATCCACAAGGTCGCCCTCCTCGGCTCGGAGCCGATCACCGTCACATGGGGGGAGGGGGACGGGGCCGATCAGGACGCCTGGAATGCATGGGTCGACGAGATCAACCTCCCGCTCTTCCTCCAGACGGTCCTCCGCTACACAGAGTTGCTCAAGACGGTGGTCGTCCTCCCGTACTGGGACGAGACCGCGACCGACGTCGAGGGGAACGCGGTCGGGGCCGTGCGGCTCCGGCTTATCACGCCGAACCTGATCGACGTCTACAGCTCGGAGGAGAACCGCGATCCGGGCCGGCCGGACGTCTTCGTCTTCCAGGTCTACACCGGGGAGGGGGAGAGCTACTCCGAGGTCTGGGACCTCGTGAACCGGGAGACGTGGCGCGAGACCGAGGACGGCCAGCAGCTCGGGCCATCGGAGGAGATCCCCTCAGAGTGGGGCTATCCGATCGTGACCTTCCGCCGGGGCTATCCGCTCGACTCCTACTGGACCGAGGAAGGCCAGGAGGAACTCCTTTCGATCCAGCGCCGGGTCAACTACCTGCTGACCCAGACGAACGTCCAGATTTTCTACGGTGGAATGAGGATTCCTGTCATCCAAGGGGCGCCGCACGAGGACGAGGCCCCGATCGTCTTTGACCCGTCCGTTGTGGTCTTCACCGGCCAGGATGCCGCCGGCCAGCCCCGGACCCTCTCGTGGCTCGGGCCGGAGGTCGCCTCCGTGGTCGAGACCATCAAGGGGGAGATCGCGGACGACCTCGACGCCGTGTCCGAGGCCTTCGACCTCCCGCCGGGGACGATCCGGGCGACGACCTCGGAGGCCCGCTCCGGACTTTCGATCGAGCTCGAGAACGCCCCGCTCCGCGACAAGGCCCGGAAGGACAGGCTGATCTACACGCCGATCCTCCGCCAGCTTGTCGCCCAGATCGCCCGCGTGTGGAACGCCCACGGATCGACCACGCTCGGGGAGGAATTCTCGGTCGACATCCCGGACACGAAGTATGCCGGGGCCGAGGCAGCCCAGACCGAGCGGGACCTCCTCCTGATCGACAAGGGGCTGAAGAAGCCGAGCGAATTCATCCTCGACCGCTTCCCTGACTTCAACGAAGACGCCGCCGCCGAGTACCTGAGGGCCGTGGCCGAGGAGAAGCGCCAACTCAAGAGCGGGTCGAGCTTCTCGATCCCCGGCTCCCTCGGCTCCTCGTCCCCCTTCGGAGGGGGCCTCGACACCTTCAACGCCGACACGACCCCGGAGGTCTAGATCATGGCCGAATCGCTGCACCTCACCGCCACCATCGCCGACGAGGCGAGTATGTCCGGCCCCGAGAGCCTGCCTCCGGGCTTCCGCCTCTCCTCGTTCCAGTACGTCGGGGACTTCGACGCGACGACCGCCGGCCTCAAGCTCTACGCCTCGACGGACGGGGTCGCCTTCTCGCCCCACTACACCGAGACCGGGACGGACCCCGTGACGATCGCCGTCGCCGCGACCGGGAACGATCTCCACCGGGGCCTCACCCAGGACTCGTTCGCCGGCGTGACGGTCTTCAAGGTCGAGGCCGTGACCTCTGGCGGGGTCGCCGTCCCGCAGATGGGCGGCCCGCGGGTCCTGAAGTTCACCGCAACCAGAGATTGACCGGGGTCTAAAGCCGGGGACGGTTTCCCTCCCTTCCCGCCCCGGCCCCCGGTCTCTTGAATGTTCACGATTCGTGAACACGTCTCGCCCATGAACACCGCCGGCCGAAGGTCTCACGGAATGCCTGTGAGAAAACGGCTCGAGAGAGCAGCCCCGGGACGGGCTCCGGGTCGGCCGGCTTGTCACATCGCAACAAAACCTCAACCGAAGGAGCGGCGAGCGATTCGCCGCAAACCCACACCTTCGAGAGATTCGGAGGACACCATGTCGCTTCCCTACACCGTGAAGAAGCTCGAAGAGATCGCAGAGGAGCACCGGGGCCTGTACGTCGAGAAGGACGGGACGTTCTTCCTCGACGTGGCCGGCGTCCCGGACTCGGACGGGGGCTCGACGACCACAGACGCCGAGCTCGCGAAACGCCTCGCAGACCTCGAGCGCAAGAAGGCCGCGCTCGAGAAGGACCTCCATAAGGAGCGGGAGAGCCGCAAGGTCGACACCGCGAAGACCGAGGAACTGGAAGCGAAGAAGGCCGAGGTCGCCAAGCAGACCCGGACCCTCCTCCGGATGCTCGGGGTCGAGGTCCCAGACGATGAAGAGGCCGACGCCTCCGCCGAGCTCCAGAAGCGACTCCAGCAGATCGAGGAACAGAAGCTCGAGGCCGAGCGGTCCGTGATCACCAGCGAGCGAGACGCCGCGAAGATCGAGGCCGCCCTAGTTCGCGCCGTGGCCGGGAAGGCCGCCGACGTGGACTACGCCATCTACCGGGCTCGAGCCCTCGACGCGTTCGCCGAGGTGAAGGTCGAGAACGGGAAGGTCGTCGGGATCGACGCCCTCCTCGTGGCCCTCGCCGAAGCCGAAGTGATCGGGAAGACAGAGGACCAGAAGCCGGACGCCCCGAACGTCTCCGGCCAGCCCAAGCTCCAGAAGGGGTCGAAGGTCTGGCGGGACGCGAAGGACTGGACGGCTTTCCTCGAGCTCCCGGTCAACGTCCAAACCGAAGCCCGCGAGAAGGACCCCGACTTCGTCCGCTCCCTCGAGCGGAGATTCTACGGGTCCCTCTAGGGGCTGCCACAACCGCACTACCTGATAAGGAGCACCTCCAATGAGTCTGACCTCCAACCTCGTCAACCCGGTCCAGCTTCGCGCCCTCGTGCCGGCCATCATCGCGAAGAAGTTCAACCTCTACCGCGCCGGCATCGCCTCGCTCGAGATGCCCGACCAGATCGTCGGCGAGTACTACCAGTTCCGCTCGCGGAAGCCGCTCGCTGAGGACTCGACCGTCAACGACGGGACGACCACCGACGGCAGCGTCGAGACCTTCTCCCACTTCTCCCAGAAGGGCCCGGTCATCAAGCGCTTCAAGCCGGCCACCTTCACCGCCGCCGAGATCACCCAGGCCGAAGAGATGGGGATCGACCAGTTCACCTCGGGCGTCGTGGCCCCCGCCTTCGCCGACTACTGGATCGGCGAGTTCCACCGCCTCACCGGGAAGGTCCTGACCGGCCTCTTCGACGCCTCGGCTGGCTGCCTGAAGGACACCCACCTCGTCTCCGTGACCGAGGCCTTCTCCATGAGTTCGTGCCTTCTCGGCAAGAACAAGCTCGGCGAGGCCCAACTCGACCTCGGGGCGATCTTCGTTCACTCCGACGTCTTCCACGACATGCAGCTCGAGGGCCGCGTGGAGTGGCTGGAGCAGATCGGGGCGGTCCGGATGGAGAAGGCCATCCGGGTCTACGAGGGTCTGGCGGTCTACGTCGACGACAGCCTGCCGACCGCAGGGAGCGGGGCCACGAAGACCTACGACTCCTACCTCCTCGCTCCGGGCTCCCTCCAGTTCGCCATCTCGCGGGCGATCGACAGCATCCAGCAGGATGTCGCCAACCCGCCGAGCCGGACCATCTCCCAGTACGTGGACCTCGTGATCCACGTCCCCGGCACCAACTACGCCGCCTCGACTCTGCCCCCGACCGACGCCGCCCTGGCCGCCGCCGCCTCGTGGACGAAGGTCGACACCGAGAACCGGAACATCAAGGCCGTCTGTGTCCGCTCCTACTCGAGCGTGAACTAGTCCGGCTGACCGGCTGACCCGACAACCCTCCGGGGGCCTTCGGGCCCCCGGCCTCTTCCGACGAATGGAGCGCACACCATGAAGCGATACCTCACCGTGGCCCTCGTCCTCTGCGCGGTCCTCGCGTTGGGCGCGGCGGCCGGCACAACCTACCGCTCGGTCGTGAATTTCGCGGCCGGGATCACCTCGGCCGGCGACATCGAAGTCGCCTCGACCGGGACCATCGAAGGAATTCCCAAGGTCGAGGCCGTCTCGACTGGGGGCGTGATGGCGAACGGGACGACCGAAAACATTCTGTATGTCGACGACTCGCCCGCTGGTGAATGGGCCGAGGTTGACGCCGGAACGGCCGTCACTCTGACCGCCGATACCGCGATCAAGAAGCTCGGCTCCACGAGTCTGAAGCTGGCTTTCACGGCCGCGGCTGTGGCCGGTGACGGGGCGGTCAACGACATCACCAACGACGACCTCGAATCGAACGAAAGCATCGGGGGCTGGGTCTACTCGACGCGGGCTCTCGGGGCCGGGGACGTCTACCTTGTGGTCGACGATACCGACGCCGCTCCCGACCTGACCTTTGACCTGCCAGTGATCCCGGCGAATACGTGGACGTGGTTCGAACTCGACATTTCCGCCCTGGCTGCCGGGAACGGGAACATCGTCGACAAGATCCACCTCCTCCTCGAAGACGACGTTGACAACGCCTTCTCCCTGTACTTCGACTTCATTTACAAATGGGACTCTGCGACCGAGGAAGCCCTCGGGGTCGACCTCGTCGGAGAGGGTGCCATTCTGTGGTACCAGGCCCTCGTCGACGCGAATACCGGGGTTCACACCCTCACCTTCCTGACTGAGAATACCGACTACTTCGTGGCCTGGAGAAGCGGAAACGATGCCCTCGTGGTCGTGACCGACCAGAGCACGAAGAGCGGGCTCGCGGTCGTCGCCTACAACAGCTAGACCACAACGCGGGCGGGGGCTCCGGCTCCCGCCCGTCTCCTTCGTGGAGGAAACATGGCAGACCAGAATCCGAGAGACTTCGCGGCCTCCGTGGCCGCCGCCGCCCAGCAGAAAATCGGCAACCGCCGGAAGTACCACCTCGCCGAGCTTGGCCGGCGCGTGGAAGGGATCGCCAGGAAGCACGGCTTCTCCGATCCGAACCGCTTCCTCGCCCAGTTCTCCGCGCCGGTTGCGGAGATTGCTCCCGAGCCGGAGCCAGTCGAGTCGATCGAGGCCGGCGACAACTGGACCGAGCCGGCCCTCCGCTTGTGCTCGGAGAGTGGGCTCGAGCCGTCAGAGGTCGAGACCTTCCTCGGGGTCGGCTCCGGGAAGGACGGGAAGATCCTGAAGAGTGACGTCGAGGGCTACCTCGGGCTTCACGAGTAACCCATGACCACGATCGCCTACCGCGACGGGCTGATGGCCGCCGACTCCGGCGCGTGGACGACCTCCGGGACGCTCCTCGGACATACCGACAAGATCGACCGTCTTGAGGACGGGACGCTCATCGGAAGCGCCGGTGACTACACGGCCACCGTTCGGGCCCTAGAGTGGCTTGCGGCTGGCAAGTCGGAGGAGTCGAAGCCCGAATTCGGAGAGGAAGAGGCCGTCCTTCTTCTGATCGTTCACTCAGACGGAGCGGTAGGGATCGCCATGAGCGATCTCGTCGAATGTCCACTTCTGGGCGACTACTTCGCGATCGGCTCCGGCTGTGAGCTGGCCCTCGGGGCGATGGCTGCCGGGGCTCGAGCCGAGGAGGCCGTCCTGATCGCTTGCCGGTTTGATTCGGCGACCATCGGGCCCGTTATGACCGAGAGGCTCCACCCATGAACGCGATCACCCTGACCTCCGCCCAGATCGACGAGCTTCGGAAGCTCTGGGTCTTCGACGAATACGACGCGGGCCCGCCGACCGTCGCCCGCTCGGTCTACAATCGCCGCTTCTCCCGCGAGTTCTTCACCGATGCCGAGCTCTCGGCGATCGCCCGACAGACTGGCCGGAAATGGGCCGAGGTCTTCGCGACCGCCGGCCCCGTCGACACGCGGGAGGCCCTGGTTTCGTGGGCCGGGGGCGGGATCGGGACGGACTTCGGGCCGGCCGGCGACTCGCTCGACCTGTCGGCCGTGACCGCCGCCGAGGCCGGGATTCCGGTCGTGATCTACGGGACGGCCGGGGAAGCCCCCTACACCCTCGAGCGGGAGGTGATCGCCCTCGCCGAGACCCTAGTGACCACCGTCCGGGACGACTGGGAGCAAATCCTCGGGGTCGAGGTCCTCGACGAGCTCGTCTCGACCGTCCTGATCGGGGCGACGACCGGGGAGGGGCCGATCGTGACCCTCGAGCCCGGAACCGCCTCGGTCGGGATCTTGGACGTCGGGGAGACCGGGGTCCTCACCGTCGACCTCGAGGTCGAGGTCGACCCGCCGCGGATCGGATACGTGCTCGGCTTCGAGGGCTTCGGGGCCGACTCCGGAGCGCTCCTCGAGGCCTACATCGTGGACGCCCAGGGGGCGACCGAGATTCCGCGCCACCTTCACTCGATCGACCGCGTGCTCGTGGGCGCCGTGCCGGAGGCCTCGACCGTCTCCCTCTACTACCGGATCGCCGGGAGCTACGAAGCCCAGGAAATGCTCTTCCGGGCGATCCAGACCGAGGCCTTCCGGATCTACGTCGACTCGGACGAATACGCCCGGGCCCTCGAGGACCAGGCCGCGACCGTCCGGGCTGCCTGGGAGACCAGGATCAAGAACAACGAGGCCGCCCTCCGCTCGATCACCACCGGCCGCGCTGGCTCCGTGAGCGTCAGCAGATGAAGCGCCGCCGGGCCGACTGGGCGGAGCTCGTGGCCCTCCTGGCCGGCGAGCCGACCCGGGAGTTGGTGGCCCTGTACCGACTCTTCCCGACGATCGAGCTCGAGCACATGAGGCGAGACCTCGCGATGGAGCTCCGGGCCGCCGAATTCCCGGGCCACGAGGGGATCTACTCCGACGCCGTGGTCTATGAGGGGGTCCGCCGCCTCCTCGCGACCGAGGCCGTCCTCGTGGGGCGGGTCGTGGACATGGGGCCGCGCTGCCAGCAGCGGCTCCCGCCCCGCCAGATCCCGGCCCGGCTCACAGAGGCCGAGGAGCGGGAGACGGTCGCATGGCTGAAGACGGCCGCCGTCTCCCTGGAGATGGTCGCATGAAGAAGCCCCGGGTCCAGCCGTTCCGACACGTCCGCCGCTGCCGGGGCTGCCGCTACTGGGTCCTCTGGCGCTCGGAGTTCGCCCGCTACTTCCCGACCGGGAAGCCGGTCACGTGCCCCCATTGTGGGGAAGCCTGGGAGATCGAGCCGAGGGGGATCTAATGGCCGTCGAGGACGCCTTCCGGGCCCACGCCGAGACGCAAGAGGCCGCCCGGCTCCTCCTCGCGGGCTTCGTCGACGAGATCATGGCCGCCGGCTTCGCCCTCGGGGCTTTCCTCTCGGAAGGGGAGGGCTACCTCTACGGCTTCGCCTCTCTGATCGTCGAGGACTTCGCCGCGCTCGGCTCGGCTGACATCCTGGCCGGCGCCGACGCCTACCTGAAGACCGCCGGGGTCGAGGGCTGGGCCGAGGGGGTCCAGGCCCGGGCGATCGTCCGCGAGGCGATGGCTCGCGCCTCCGCCGGCTCCGCCGACTTCGCGAAGGGGGTCGCCGCCGACTTCGCCGCCTTCGTGACCGGCCTCCGGACCTCCGGCATGGACGACCAGGCGATCCTCGAGGCCCTCACCGCCTCCGAGGAGTTCCAGCTCCGGGTCCTCGGCCGCTGGCGCGGCGGGCTCCGTGACATGGCCTCCAATTTCGTGACCACGCTCGACGACGTCTCCTACCAGACCGCCTTCGAGCGCCGGACGGCCCGGGGGCTCCCGAACCGGCACGTCTGGGTGACGCGCTACGACGGGAACGTCTGCGGCCGGAAGAGCACCGGGGCGAACGCCTGGCGCTTCTCATGTTGGCACCGTCACAAGATGACGAAGACTTACAACGAGTGGAAGCGCTACGGGCTGCCGGGGTCGGGCGTCACCCTCTGCCGCCGTCATTGTCGCTGCGTCCTCTTCCCCGCCGCTCGGGTCCGGGACGCGGACCTGACCGACCCGCTCGACATCTCCGAAGCGATGGAGGGGGCCCAACGTCGGATCGACCGCCGGCTCCGAGAGATCGCCGACTACGCGAAGAAGAGGGCGCCCGTCTACCGGGCGGGGGGCTGACATGGCCGACCAGATGAACACCCAGGCCATCTCCCAGGCCGTCCGGATCGTCCAAAAGGCCGTCCTCCGCTTCACCGAGGAGAACGTCCGCCGGATCATCCGGGACCGGCTCGAGGAGGAGGCCGTCGAGGGCTCGAGCCTCTCGGACCATACCCTCGAGGACCTGGCCGCGATGGGCCACCCGTACCGGCGCCGGATGCCGAAGAACACCGGCCCCCACGAGGACCACTTCATCCACCGGCAAACCGAGGGCGGGGTCGGCTTCGTCGACTCCTTCGTCTCCGAGGTCCGCCGGAAGGGCTCGAGCGCCGTCGAATTCCGGCTCCGGAACACGGCGCCCCATTGGCAGTACCTCAAACACGGGACCGACAAGATGAGGGCCCGCCCGCTCCACGAGTGGCTCGCGAAGGTGGCCGTCGAGGAGGTCTTCCCGGAGTTCGCCCGGGCCCAGCGCCGCTCGTTCGGGGACCTCCGAGCGAAGTTCCGGACGGGGAGGGCCGTCTAGTGCCAAACGTCAACACCGAAGCCGTCGTGACCGCGCTCGTGGCGATGCGCGGCGAGATGCTCGCGCCCGGCCTTGTGGCCGGCGGATGGTCAGAGTCCGGGGAGAGCCCGGCGCCGCTCTGGCCCTACGCCGAGCTCGAGGCCGAGCCGTCCGACTGGGACTCCCAGCAGTTCACAGTGACGGAGACCATCTTCGCGGACACGACCTCCGAGGGGAGGGCGATCGCGGACGCGCTCCTCGCCCTCTCCGAGCGCTCCTACAAGCCGCCGACCGGGGGGGTCGACATCCGGTCCCACCTTCTCACGTCCGGGCCGCGACGGCTCCGGACCTATGAGCGGGTCGCCTTCGAGCTTGTGTGGAGCGTGACCGCGATCTGGACAGCCTAGGCCATCTCACCACGGAACATGACGCAAAAGGAGACGTCTCAAAATGCCTCAGTATAATATCATCGACCAGGACAACATCGTCCTCGGGGATTGCAAGCTGCTACTCCCCGTGAGCAACACGGACAACCCGCTCCAGAATTTCGGGAAGCTCGAGAACGTCAACCTCACCGTCGAGGGGACGACCGTCGAGCTCCAAACCCAGATGCCCCAGTTCACCCTGAAGCGCTACCTCATGGGCCAGAGGGCGATCATCTCGGCCGACTCCCTCGAGCCGCTCGCCGATACGAACATGCCCCTCCTGACCGGGGGGAGCCAGACGACCCTCAACGTCTGGGCCGGCGTCGTCCTCGCCTCGGCGTATGACAAGGACGCCGACGACGACATGGTCCTGACCGGGGACGTCGCCGCGAACGTCGTGGCCGGCGACTACATGAAGATCACCGAGGGGACCAACATCGAATACTTCACCGCCGCGAAGGTGACGGTTTCGACGAACACCACGGTCGCCCTCGCCCTGAAGGACCGCCTCCTCAACGACTACACCACGGCCGCGACCGTCTCGAAGATCGCCGGGGTCCAGACCGGCTTCGGGAAGTTCGCAAACCTCTCCGGGTCGATGGGCGTCCTCGTGTTCGAGGAGTTCCAGCCCCAGACCGGCGGGACGCGAAAGGTGATGCAGCTCTATCTCCACAACCTCGCGCTGCCTCACTCCTTCGAGCTCGCGCTGGCGTCCGGCGAGTGGATTCGGACCCCGGTCGAATTCGAGGCCCTGGCCGACGCGACGAAGCCGAACGGCTCGCTCCTCGGTTACTTCCGGGTCTTCGACGCGGCCGTCTAGGGGGGATCGTGAAGGGCTTCGCGGGCTTTTCCCGCGACCTCCGCCGCGCCGCCAACAACGGGACCGAGATCCGACTCAAGAACGGGGGGAGCGTCCGCGTTCGAGCGACGACCTTCGCTGGCCTCGAGCGGATCGAACGGGCGTTCCCGACGTGGTTCGCCCGGGTCCTGAAACACTTCGAGGAAGGCGGGGGCGTCTCCCCCGCCACCCTCGACTCGGACATCGCCGGGCTCTTCCAGCAGATCAAGGGGGCCCTGCCCGACTGGAAGGACCCGATCGTCTTCATCCTGACCGACTCCAACCCGGACCGGCCGGAGATCGACGCCGACTGGGTCGTGGCGAACCTGACCCTCCCGGACATCAAGCACGTCTTCGCCGCGTGGATCGACGAGAACGAGCTCCGGGGCTTCTGGGAGGACGTCAAAAAAAAAGCGGGAGTCTACCTCTCGAGCCTGATCGCGAGAGTCGGGGCTTCTTCGGAGACCTAGTCCTCCCGCTCCTCCTGACCTTCCCCGGCTGGCGACTGGGGGACGTGGTCGCCCTGACCGTCCCCCAGTTCCGCCGGCTGGCCGACGAGATCGCCCGCCACGCCGAGGAGCAACACAAGGCCCTCTCGGGGCGCGGCGACGGTTTGAGGGCCCCAAAGGCCGCCGCGAATCGACCCACCGGGACCACCGTCAACCGCCGGGAGCACCGTCCGAAGAACATCGGCGAGGCCGCCGAGATCCTCGCGAAGCTCGGCTTCTAGGAGTACGCCGTGGGAGCTGTGCCACAAGTACCGATCGGCGACATTGTCAGCCTGTGGAAGGTCGACCTCGCCCAAGGGGTCGCCGCGCTTCGCCGGCTGCCGGAGGAGGTGCGGAAGGTCCAGGCCGCCGCCGACCAAAGCCTCGAGAAAATCTCGAGCGCCGCGAGGAAGACGAGCACGGACCTCGCCTCGGGGCTCTCGAAGGGCCTCACCGGGGCCGGCCAGGCCGTGAGCAAGTTCCGGGGCGAGCTCCTCGTCATGGGCGCCGCGACTGGGGCCGTCGTCGGGAAGGCCGTCCACGCCTTCGGCGAGTGGGAGACCCAGTCGAAGGCCGTCCAGAATGTCACCGGAATGTCGACCGAGAAGCTCCGGGACCTCCAGAAGCAGCTCCTCTCCCTCCCGCCGGCCCTCGGGAAGCCGACGGACATGATCAAGGGCCTGTACGGAGCCCTCCAGGCCGGCGTCCCAGAAGACAACGCCCTGACATTCATCGTCGCGAACGCGAAGGCCGCCAAGGGGAACATGGCCGACCTCGCCCAGACGGTCGACGCGACGACCTCCGTTATGAACGCCTACGGGCTCCAGGGCGAGGAGATCAACCGCGTCCTCGACGGCATGACGAAGGCGGTCGACCTCGGGAAACTCGAATTCTCAGACCTCGCCGACAACATCGGGAAGGGCATCTCGATTGCCGCCGCGGCCGGAGTGGAGTACGAGGAGCTCTTCGCCATCCTCGCGACCTTGACCCTCTCGGGCCTGAAGGTCGACGAGGCAATGACCGCCGTCAAGGGCGTCCTCACGGCCGCCCTCTCGCCGACGAAGGAGACCTCGGACGCGATGGCCGACCTCGGGGTCGACCTCTCGACGGCCGCGATCAAGTCGAAGGGGCTCGTCGGAGTGATGGGGGAGGTCGCCAAGGCGACCAAGGGGGACTCCGACCTCACGGCCGCGCTCTTCGGGAACATCAGAGCCTTGAACGGCGCCCTCGCCCTGACCTCCGAGCAGGGGCTCGCGACCTTCGGGACCGCCCTGGAGGGAATCTCGGACAGCGCCGGGAAGGTCGAGAGCAACTACAACAACATGGTCGACAGCGTCGAGGGCCGCTCGGCCGAGTTCGCCGCCCAGATGGAGGAGGCCTGGATTCGTCTCGGGGAGCAGATGCGGGGGGCCTTCCTGCCTCTGATCGAGGGCCTCTCCGGCCTTCTTGAGAAATTCAACGCGCTGGACCCGGCCGCACAGAAGGCGATCGGCGGGACCCTGGCTTTCGTCGCCGGGGCGACCGCGCTCCTCGTGGTGATCGGGCCGCTACTGACGGGGCTCGGGAAGGTCGTCGGACTCTTCGCCGGGGCCTCGGGCGTGGCCGGCGCGGCGGGGGCTGGGGCGAAGGCCCTCGGAGCCTTCGGGGCCGTGCTCGCGGGGCCGGCCGGCGTGATCGCTGCCGTCGTCGCGATGGGGCTCGCGTTTGGGGTCGCCCTGAAGGCGATCCTCGACATGACGGGGGCGAGCGACAAGATCACCGAGCTCTTCGGGCTGGCCGCCAGCCAGGAGCAGGAATTCGCCGCCCAGCTCACGAAGGACGACGAGGCCTACGCGCGGACCCTCTCGCACTACCAGAAGATGAAGGAGGCCCTCGAGCTCACCGGGGACGAGTGGTCGGTTCAGGCCGATCACACGGCCAACAACGCCTCGAAGCTCGCCGTCCTCTACGACCGGGTCTCCGCTCTCTACGCGAAGTACCGCGATGAGCACAAGACCGACCAGCAGCACACGGAGGACCTCGGAGCACAGGCCTCCGCGACCGACCAGGTCAAGGCCGCCCTCGCCGCCTACGGGGCCACGAGCGCCGAGACGGCCGACAAGCTGAAGAAGGCCTTCAAGGTGATGACGGCCGGGGACCTCGAGAGCGCCGCCCAGGTCCTCACCGACAGCATGGTCACGCTCGCCCAGAACGGGGTCCCGGCCGCCGAGCTCCTCGCCGCGATGGGCCCGGAGGTCCAGGCCCTCGCGGAGCGCTCGAAGAACTTCACGGACGCGAAGCTCCCCGACGAATTCACGAACATCAACGACGCCGTCGGGCTCGGCATTGACGGCATGAAGGCCTGGGTCGACTCGTGGACAAAGGGAACGACCTTTGTCGCCATGACCGTCAAGGAACAGATGACCGCGATGGCGACGAGCCTCCAGCTCTCACTCGACGAAAACATCGCCGGGGGCTTCCAGGGCGCCATGACAAAGGCGATGGAATCGGGGAAGACGGAAATCTCCAACCTCCAGGCCTGGATCGAGGCCAACCCGCTGAAGGCCGAGGTCCTCTTCGACCTCGAGGACCTCCGGCGAGCGCTCCGCGAGATGGGCCTCTCGCCCGACACTTCCGGGAGCCTGCCATGAGCTTTGAAGAAGGCGAGACCGGGATCGAGCGGGGGGCGACCCAGCTCCTCTTCGACTTCCCGCCGACCGTGCTCAAGCGCTACGCGAACGCCGGCCTTCGCCGGGTCCTCGAGGTTTCGCTCGCGAATACCCCGATCGTGACCGAATTCGACGAGGACCAGGAATCGCCGACGCTCGAGATCGAGGTCCCCTACCTCTCCTCGACCCAGCGCGACACCCTTCTCACCCTGGCCGGCGCGGCGGGCCCCGTCGAGGTGAAGACCGACCCAAGCGAGGAGGCCGAGGCCTTCACCGCCGCCTTCGTCTCCCTCGAACTCACTCACGCGACCGGGGGGGACTGGCGGGACGACCTCGACCTGACCTACTTCGACGGCTTCCGGGCCGTGATCGTCTTCGCGCTTCTCTAGACCTCAACCCTCAACACGGAGGAACCTATGGCGAGCCAGATCGTCCTCTGGGACCCGACCGACCTCGCGGACCCCGACGGCCGGATCGACTACCGCTGGGAGAACACCCTCTCGACCCCGGTCACGTCCGCCGAGTACATCGGGGGCCGGTCCGGTCAGGGGATCGCCGACACTTACGAGCTTACCTTCACGGTCTCCGGTGGCGTCACCGCCGCAGTCGTCTGCGGGGCCGACACGAAGAACCCATTCCAGACCGCCTCGGTCGCGATCACTGCCGACGGGGCCACTTGGAATTACGTGATCCCCGGCTGGCGCTTCAAGGTCTCGGCCGCCGTGGACACCGGCCACAAGGCGATCTTCTCGAACGGGGCGATTATGACGGCCGGGGGCGTCACGACTGACATCCTCAACCGAGGGGTTGTCGAGGCCGGCGAATACTCGACCCAGCAGCAGATCGCCGCGAAGAACGTCGGAGACGCCGACTCGGTCCAGACGAAGATTGCGGCCGTCCCAGGCTTCTACTGGACGCCGCTCTCGGACGTGGCCTTCGTCTACGCGATCCTCCCTCACTCCGACGACACCAGGGAACACAACGCCGTGGCCGGGACGAAGGTAATCACCTTCGACAACTGGGCCGACGGGACCGGAGCGAAGACCGGGTACAAGGTCGCGGACATCCTGGTCGACGGGGACCTGTGCGTTACCGCCGCCATGTTCGACGGGGCCACCCGCTACGAGTACGGCCACGACGACTATGACGACGCGAACGACTACCTCCAAGGCCAGGCGATCATCCTCGAGAACACTACGGCCGATCCGTCCGCCGTGACGATCACCCTCGTCACGACCGACGGCCACCTCTGGGAAGAACTCGCGCCCGACAGCTCCGGCAGCCCCGGGACGTGGGCGACCGGGGACCTCACCCTGACCGAGAGCGGCCAGCAGAGCGGGACGGTCCGCGCCGGCCAGACCGCAAAATTCTGGAACCGCTGGGCCCCGCCGAGCTCGGCCACGCCGGGGGCGATCCGCGTCCCGAAATTCGTCGTCCGCGGGCTGACGGTGTAAGGGGGAGATCATGCCGCGATACCTCGAATACGGGAAGATCGCCGCCGAGTGGGCAAAGTTCGATGCCGCCGCGCTCCAGGGCCGCTCGATCCTCATGGACGGCTCGGCCTCCAATTTCTCCGACACGACCCTATACGACGGGGCGACCGTCTCCTTCTTTTACAACCTCTCGAGCAACCGGACGAAGCTACTGGCGAAGGTGAACCTTTCGGTCGTCCGGGGGCTGATCGGTCACGCCCCGATCCTACTGGCCGCCGACCTCGCCTGCACCTCCTACCAGACGAGCGGGAACACCGTCCTCCTCGACGCCTACCGGCTTCTCAACGTCCCGGACTGGGCCGACACCACCTACCGCTACCGGGACACCTCGGCCGCCCTCCCGTGGACCGGGGACGCCTACTCGCCGCTCTGGGGGACCGACGTCGGGCTGACTCCCTTCGACTCCTACCAGACGCCGGCCGCGACCACCTACGGGACGACGCCGGACATCTTCCTCGACATGACGGCAGAGCTTCGCCGCGCGCTCCTTCGCGGGATTGACCTCCAATTCATGCTGACCGCTCACGCTCCCCTGAGCGGGGCCGCCGTGATGCGCTGGAATTCGAGCCCCCTCAACCTCAACCCCTACCTCCGGATCTGGTATCTTTTCGGGGTCGAATTCTTCAAGGCGCAGGCCGACAACTCGATCGACCTCTCCAGCATGATCGACAACACGGACGAGGACCAGACCTACTACCTCGGGGCGACCGAGCGCGGCGGGACCACAACCCCAATCAAGGGCTTCTGGAAGAACCTCACCGGCCGGACCCTGACGCACGTCGAGATCCTCGACGACCACGCCGAGGCGACCGACCCGGAGCAGACGGCCGGGACGGGGACCGGGGCCCTCTATTACGTGGTGCTCCTCGACGCCGCAGTCTCCCAGAAGTACACGGTCAAATTCACCTCCCCCACAGCTTTCGAGATCAAGGCCGAGGCCTATCGTGACAATAGCACCGGGCTTCACCCGCAATTCGACAGCGACTCGGACTGGGAGGGGACCGTTGACTCCGACTTCGTCGCCGTCGAGGGGGGCCTGACGATCCCGGCCGAGTGCTGGGAGGCGACCGGCTTCCTAGTGAATGACGAATTCGTCTTCTGGGTCCGTGGGAACACGACCGAGACGGACTGGCCGGCGGACTCGAACGAACAGGTCGAAATCGCCCACGACGACGGGACCGGGAACGCCGCCGACTCCGACACGTGGCGCCCGATCACGGGCCGGCGAATCCGCTCGACCGCCTCGGTCACGATCGACGCGACCTCGAAGGTGATCCCCGTCCGCCCGATCCAGGCGAGCCAATGGCCGACCGGGACGCCGGCCTTCATCGCGGACGATACGAACATCGACGAGGGGACAGTCGGGGACGTCGCCGAGAGCGAAATCGGGGCCGTGACCTTCACCGGGGCCGGCCTCAACGACATGACGACCGCCGGCGAGTACCACGGCGCGGCAACCGGGATCGACCTCCGGGTCGAGATCGACGGGACCGGCACTCCGGATACCTTCAAGTGGTCGAAGAACGGGGGCTCGGACTGGGAGGCGACGACCGTCGCGATGACCGGCTCACCCCAGCACCTCTTCGACAACGTCTGGATCGACTTCGCCGCCACGACCGGCCACACCGCGACCGACCGCTGGGACTGCACCGTCGAGCCGTGGACGATCGAGCTCGAGGGTCTCACCGCCGGCTCCAACGTCTACGCCGCGAACGCGAAGGTCGGGACCTCGCTCCCATTCCGCGACACGACCGCCGCGGTCTGGGGCCAGACGACTGCCGACGCCGGGCCGTCGGAGTCGCTCCCGAATCGGGTCTATTTCGAGGACCCGGACGGGAACGGGCCGTCGACGATGGGCTTCGTCATGGGCGACATCCTCTACATCCAGGACGTGACGAACGCCGACAACAACGAAGAAGGGACGGTCCAGACCGTCGCCTCGACCTATGTCGACCTCGTGGCCTACCTCGAGAACGATTACCCCGAGGGGGCGTGGGTCGCGAAGAAGGGGACGGGGGAGCGCCCCTTCTGGCTCCGCGTGGTCGCCCTCGAGACGACCGACGAGGAGCTGAAAGAAATCCGTCTGAACGCGAGGGTCTAACCGATGGCCGTCGCTCTTGCCAGTATCGACCCTGTCGACGGGGCGACGAATGTCCTCGGGGACTATCCGGTGACGGCTCGGATCACGGACGCGACCAACATCGACCCGGCTCTCGTGACCGTGACCGTCAACGGGATTGCCTGCACCATCGCGAACGGTCTCCTCGAGGCCTGGAACGTGAAGAAGGTCTCGGGCGGGGCGATCGTCGACGACTTCACGAACGTCTATTTCGGGACGCTCGTCCCCTGGTGGGACATCGGGGGCGCCTCGATCGCCGTCGACGTCGATTACAACGGGAGCTCGCTCGGCTCGCAGACTTGGACCGCCTCGACCTTCGAGGGGCCGGCCGATGGGGCGGACGGCTGCGTCTTCGTCTGGGCGACGAATCCGCTCCACGTCGCCGGGGCCGACGCCTACTTCGAGGTCGTCGAGGTCTACTTCGGGACGAATTTCGAGCTCTCCTTCCTGATCCACGAGCTCGGGAGCCACAACAACGCCGACGCCCGCTACTACATCGGGACGCGCTTCTGGGACCTGGCCGACGCCTCCGGTGTCGTGGCCTCGGTCGAGCGAGCGCTCCACGACGCGAGCGGGATCGTCGAGGGCTGGGCCCGCGACCTCGTGGACGCCTCGGCCATCCTCCAGGGCTGGCAGCGTGACCTGATCGACGCGAGCGGGATCGCGGCCGTCCGCTTCCACTTCCTCTTCGAGTCGAGCGGGGTCGTCGGGGTCGAGGTCCTCTCTCTCGTCGACGCGAGCGGAGTCGTCTACGCCGTCAACCGTAACAACATCCTCGAGGTCCACGTCGTCGACCCGGGCGCCTACGCCGCCCTGATCGCCGCCGGGATCACCTTCAGCTAGGGGGGAGCATGGCCGGAGCCTCGACACCCCTCCGCTACTCGGTCTACGTCGACCACAAGGAGATCACGCCCTGGGTGATCGCCGTCGAGATCGAGCAGCCGCGCCGGACCATCTACCGGAAGGCCGAGATCACCCTAGCCGGCCTCTCGCCGGACGCGATCCCGGCCGGCGGACGGTGGGACGTCTTCGGAAGCTACGATCCCGCCAACCCGCGCCAGGTCGACCTGATCCGGAACGGATACCTCCCGCCCGACAAGGACCAGGCCGTCCTCGTGACCGGCCGCGAGGTCCCCAAGCTCAAGCTCACGGTCTACGACTTCGTCTGGGTCCTCCAGAGGAGGACGCCCGAGGAGACGCTCGTCTTCGTCCCCGGAAACGGGATCGTCTGGGACCACACGCCCGACGGCGTCTACTACGTTGTCGAGAATCAGATCCAGACCGCCATAGACAACCTGACCGGGATCATCCGCGACCCGTACAAGCCGACGCCGAAATTCCCCGCCGGCCGTTACCGGGTCCTGAATTTCGTCCGGACGGCCTACCACGCCGCCTACGTGCTGGGCCTCCTCGCGGGCGTTCGTGTCAACTGGCAGCTCCCAGACTATAAGATCCAGCCCTACGCGATCGGGGCCGGTAAGACCTACTGGGACGCGATCCTGGACCTCGCGGCTCCATACGCCCCGGAGGTCTACTACCGCCGCGACTGGAACAGTCTCAACCTTGTTGACCCCCTGACCCGGAAGTGGCAGCCGGCCGGCGAAGTGATGAACCTCCCCGCTGGTCTCGTGACCTCTGTCCGGGGGGCGCCGCAGACCCGGCGGACGATCCGCCGCGTGATCGTGAGGGTCCCATGAGCCTGATTCCGAATATGTGGCGAGAGGACCGATTCCTGTCCTCTAAGGGCGCCTTTCCGGACCCCGACGATTACTGTCAGGGGACCTCCGAGGTCCTCGTGAAGACAGGCTGGTACAAGAGCCCGTCTGGCGGAGAGGAAATCTGCATTACACGGGAGGTCGTCCAATCGAGCCACTCCGGAAGCATAATCCGCCGCGAGCTCGAGCGCTACGAATACGAGATCCCAGGGAGCCCGCCGCGCCGCCGGATCGCCGAGGTCTGGGGGAAGGTGTACCTCCCGCAAGCGAACGGTGGTCGGGACCTCATCAAATTGGAGGAGGAGATCGAGGAATTGTACCCCTGGACCGGCTTCTCTCCGGGGGCGAATCTCTCCCGAATCCGCCGGACGTCGGGCTACGTGATCTACGACCTCGCGCTCACAAGGGTTGCGCGGACTACAGATGGTGAGCAGAAGCTCGAGGACCGCGACCAGACGCTCGGGATCAACCCGAAGATCATCGTCGACTCCGCCCGGACGTGGCGCGAGGCCGTCTCCGACGGGGGGATCATCGAAGAGACCGACGAGCCCCAGGTCGCCCATTGGGTCGACCCCTTCGAGACCGAGACGGAGTGGGTGACGGAGGAGATCGACAAGTATTCGATCATCGCGACGACCCAGAGCCACATCCGGCCCGGGGACGTCCGCCGGGACGGGCCCCGCTACCAGAAGAAAGAGGACTATACCTATCGGCTGCCCGTGCCGCTCTCCCCGCCGGTCATCTCTGCGTCCGCCTCCGGAGACGGAATCCGAGTCGAAGTCAAGGAGGGGGGCGCCGACCTCTGGGGCCACTTCGTGCCTCCGGAGCGCTACCGCATCCTCCGCCGGACCGTCTCGGGCCCCGGTCACGGCGCGGCGACCGATCCGAATGACATCTGGGACGACGACCCGGCCTCGGACGACACTCACCGGATCGTGGTCGACCTCTCCTACAAGGACCTGGAGGGGACGCCGACGGCCTCGCCGCTCCCGGCTGCCACAGACTACACGGAGCCCGGGGATACCTCTGAGCCGGCCGACGACGGCTGGACCGTGATCGCCGAGGTTGACAACGTGGGCGATCGCAGAGGCCGGCCGTACGGGAGGGCCCGGGACGAGGACGTGGTCTCCGGCTCCGCCTATGAGTACACCGCCCAGGCGATCGTGGGCCGGGACGAGTCGGACTACTCGAACATCGCCGGGGTCTCCTACGGTGGAGCCTCGCACTCGAGCAGCATCCGGCCCCGCGTCACCCGCGACCCTGGAACCGGGGCCGTGGAGATCGACATTCTCGGGGCCAACGCCGCGAATGTGCTCGAGGGCGGATACGGGGACACAATCACCCTCGACGTCCCGATCGACCTCACCCTGGAGCTCTTGAGCGCCGACAACGAATGGGAGGACGAGGAGGGGAGCACGAACTACTGGGACGAAACCTCCGCCCGGGAGTTCGGGGTCGAGGTCGGGACCCGCTACTTCTCGAAGTACGGGGACTCCGCTCTCGAGGCCACCCTCGAGGTCGCCTTCCCGCTTCTCACGGTGGAACGGGGCCAGCTCGTCTCGACTCCCGACGCAACCTGGAGGACGATCGGAAACCTCGCCCAGATCGAGAGCCAGATCGACCCGAACCCGTGGCTCGTCGACGGCTTCCGCCTCTCGGCCGCTGCCGGGAAGGACGGGAAGCTCGAGGGCGTCTCGACGACGATCCTGTACGTAGTCCAGCCGTGATTACCATCCGCCACTACCACCTTGACACGCGGTTCCGGCCTGTCCGTGGCGCGGTGCCGGGGATGGACGAGCCCAGATGGGTGAACATCCGGACCGAAAACGAGGTCAATGACAGGACATGGAGACTTCCCCAGATCGACGAGGAACTCCGGACGTTCGAGAGCAATCTCGACCTCGCCCCGTGGCCGGAGCCCATGCCTTCGAAAATCTGGATCGACCGGACACCCCGCTACGTCGATACCCTCGACGGCTTCAATTTCAACCTTCACCACTTCGACCAGACCGACGGCACCTATCACGAGATCCCGGCGGGCGCGGCGACTCTCACGATGGCGATCGAACCGGAGGTCGACCGGGCCGCTGGTCGGATGATCCCAGCCCTCGCATGGGACGATGTCCGGGACGTCTACGGGCCGGACTATGTGCGGCTCGAAGGTCAGAACGAGACGATCGGGAAGGTGCAGCAGCCGATCTTGACACAGATTCAGGGCCTACACCGGGGGGCACGGGTCGCCCTCGAGCTTCCGGACAATTTCCTTCTCGCGCCCTTCGACTTCCGCTATCCGGAGCGGTACGAAGCCCACTTCGAGGACGGGACGCCCCTCACCCCGGATGAACTCCGACAAGCCTGCTTGCTCCATGATGGGGGAAGCTACCGGCTCTACCACCGGCCCCGGAATTGGAAGTGGCAATACCTTTTCCAGGCCCACTACATCTACATCAACATGGTCGAGATGTACGATCTCTCGATCCCGTTCATCGAGAGTTGGTGGGACAAGCCACCGATCTACACCCCGCGCCGGCACAACATCTTCGACACGATCGACGCCGATTACGTGGACGTGGCCTGCCTGGAGGCCTTTGAGGCCTCCAATGCCGCCGCGAAGTTCCGCTCGGAGGTCATGGCTCAACAGTACTGGTCGATCTGCGAGGTGATGATCTTCACGGGGAACGATCCGGGGGAACTCACGATCTGGAGGGACCCGGAGGAGAAGATCGACGCCTTCCTCGGGTTGACCCGCTATGACCGGGCGACCGGGGAGGAGAGCCCGGTGATCTGGTTTCGGTACAAGACCTCGACCTCGAGCCTCTACCCACGGAGCCTCGTCGCCCATTGGATCGACGTCCCGTTTTTCGTCTACTGACGACTTCACCATCTGCTGAAAACAGGAGAGCCCATGAACGCCGAAGACCGGAAGCGCTTCGACGAGCTTGAGGTCCGCACGATCGCCGCGACCGAGACGATGGTCGCCGGAATCGCAGCCCTCGGGATCGCCCTCGGGAAGCTCGCCGAATCGAACGAGCGGACGGCGGCCGCGATGGCGACGTTCGCGAAGCTCGGGGACTCCATCGATTCCATGAATAACGGTCTCACCATGAACCAAGCCCGCGTGATCGCCCACGGCCGGATGATCGCGAAGAGGGTCGAGGAGCAGCGCCTCAAGCTCGAGGAAGCCGTGAAGGCCGGGGGCTGATGTGGACCGCGAGACCGTCGAGCTTCGCGCCGTCGGGGGGGCCTATGAGGTCCGTCATGTCGACCTCCACCATCTCCGCGTCAACGTCGCCCGGACGTTCACGCTCGAAGCCGTGGCGCTCGAGGCACACGCCGGGCCCGTGGTCTGGGCTTCCGAGGCCTGGCTGACCGTCGCCGTTGACGGCGGCGCGGCAACACCCGTCGGGACCGACCGGACGACCGGGGCCGCGCTGGGGGCGTTCACGGAGGGCCAGGTGAAGACCCTCGCGTTCGTCCTGACCATTCCAACCGGGACCATCCTCCGGACAAAAACCGTCGAGCTCTTCGTCGGGCTCGGGATTTAGGAGCCGCTTATGGCCGCCAATGTCGAGAGATGCCAACTCACTCCGGAGGGCGAGCGCTGCCACTACGATCCAGAGTCCGAGAAGTGCAAATTCGAACCCCGGGGGAAAAACGGGGGCGACCTCTTCGTGAAGCGCCTCGGCTCCATCCTGGCCGTGATCGCCTTCATCGTCGGAGCCTACATCGGGATCTCTGGCCAGATCGAGGCCGCCGTGGCCCGCGAGGCCTACGGCCGGGAGCGGGCTATTGCCACGCTCGCCGGTCAGCACGCGACAGCCCTCGCCTCAGAGGCGGACTCGAGGAAGGACGGGGACGCCCGGATCGAGAAGGCCCTCGAGTCGATCCGCGCTGAGCTCGCGGACTTGAACCGTTACCTCCGGGACCGCGCACGATGACGCCGCGCCTCCGTACGGAGTGGCTCATCCTGCATTGTTCCGACACCGAAGACGGCCCCGAGGCGAACTGGGACGCGATCCGCCGCTACCACATGACAGCCGAGGAGGACGGGGGACCGAAGGGCGGCCCCTGGGAAGACGTCGCCTATCACTTCGGGATCGAGCTCGTCGGGGGGGAGTACGTGATCCGCCGGGGCCGGCCCGTCCAGATGGTCGGCTCCCATTGTCTCGCCGAGGGTCGGAACCGGGATTCGATCGGGGTCTGCGTCGTCGGGAGATTCGACACGCAAGCGCCGAGCTTCCGGCTCCAGGCGGTCGTCGCCGGACTGATCGCCACCCTCTGTCTGATCTACGGCATAGCTCCGGAGCGAGTGAAGGGCCACCGGGAATTCGAGCACGCGAAGACGTGCCCCGGGACGGCTTGGCCCCTCGAGGTAACTCGGGAGCTCGTCCGGATGAAGCTCTACCGCTCGGAGACGATCACGGAGCCGCACCTCCGAGCGCTGGGCTTCGCGGGGATATGACATGGCGGAAACTTGGCGCCCGTCGTCCGAATTGCTTGACGCTTGCCGACGGATTCCCAAATACCAGGGCCGCCCGGTCGGGCGGGTCGCGGTCCTCCGGTCCCATCCCGAGCTGACCGACCACCGGGCCCGGATCATCGTCGACCTTCTCCGGGACGAGGCACCAGACCAGCCGGCCGCCGCGATCGACTCCCGGAAGCGCTTCGAGATGGAGGAGAGCGACGAGGGGCTTCGGCTTCTCTCGGTCGACTCCGAGGTCCGGACGGTCGAGGACGCGATCCGGAAGGGCGGGGTCGACCTCGCGGTCTGGGAGCCCCGGAAGACCCGCGTCAACTCGTGGCCCGTGGCCGTGAAACACGCCGACGACTCGGTCGAGACGGTCTGGCTCTGGCAGGTCTCGGTCGAATTCCGCCGCCGGGTCTCCGCCGCGATCGCCGAGGCCTGCCCCGCGATCGTGGAACGAATGAAGGCCCACGCCCCGCGCTACGGGAAGGCGCCGGCCGTCCGGAAGATCACCGACCCACACCTCCTCGAAGTGAGCCTCGCGGATCACCACTTCGGGAAGCTCGCATGGGGCCGGGAGACCGGGGAGGACTGGGACCTTCACATCGCCGAGAACGTCTGGCTCGACGCCGTGGACGATCTTCTCGCGAAGGTCGGGGGCTATCCCGTCGAAAAGATCCTCCTCCCGATCGGCCACGACTTCTTCAACTACGACAACCCGCGAGGGGAGACTGCGGCTGGGACGCCCCAGGACAACGACTCGAGGCCGGCGAAGGTCTTCGAGACCGGGGTCGCCGCTTGCGTGGCCGCGATCGACCGCTGCCGGGAGCTCGCCCCGGTCGAGGTGGTCTGGATTCCAGGGAATCACGACCCGACGTGGAGCTTCCACCTCGTCCACGTCCTCGCCGCGTGGTATCGGCTCGACGACCGGGTCGCCGTCGACGTCTCACCGTCGCCCAGGAAGTACGTCTCCTATGGCGTGAACCTCCTCGGGCTGATCCACGGGGACATGGCCCAGCAAGCCCTGAAACAGCTCCCGGCCCTGATGGCCGTCGAGGCCCCGGAACAATGGGCCGCCTCGACGTGCCGAGAAATCCACATCGGTCACTGGCACTCGAGGAAGATCCTACAGACGATGCCCCTCTGGAGCTTCGGGGGCGTGACCGTACGCCAGCTCCCGAGCCTGACCGGGACCGACGCCTGGCACTACTCCCAGGGCTTCGTCGGGAACCCGAAGGCCGCCGACGTCTATCTGTGGTCGAAGAACCTGGGGCTCTCGGGCTACTTCACAACCTACGCCGACCTCGCGAGGAGGAAACGATGAGCGCGGCGACTCGCTCCCGGATCGACCGGAGCGAGCAACCCACGAAGCCGACGGAAAAGGGGACCCACTTCGACGGGGCGAAGAGCCGGGTCGACCTGATCCCGCCGTGGTTCGTCCTCGGGATCGGCTGGGTCTTCGCCTACGGCGCGGCGAAGTATCCGGACGACGAGGCCCGGGCGAACTGGCAGAGGGGGATCAAGGTCCGAAAGCTCCTTGCTAGCGCAGAGCGCCACCTCCTCGCGATGAAGGCCGGCGAGGACCTCGACCCGGAGAGCGGGCTCCCCCACTGGGCCCATCTCGCGACCAACGTCGCGATGGCGGAGTGGATGCGCCTCCACCGGCCCGACCTCGACGACCGCGAGATCGAGGAAGAGCAGATCGACGACCTCGCGGAGCTTGGGGCGGCCGCGATCGGCCGCGTGAAGGGAGGACCCCGTGAAGAGTGAACGCTTCGAGGGCCTGGCCGCCGGGATCGTGGTCGGGCTCCTCGCGCTCGTGGCCGGCGCCGGCCTCCTCTTCGGCGCCGAAGACCCGTGCCCGTGCGAGATCACCGTCCAGGGACATCGTGAAGCTCGAGGTCTACTATCCCCACGAGTGGCCGGCCGGCGAACTCTACCACGTGACCAAGCGGAAGACGGCCGCGACCCCAGGAGTCGCCGAGTGCTCCGCCGAGGGCCACCCGATCGGGGTCCGTTGGACCGTGAACGGGGAGGTCGTCCGGGAGTGCGGGAAGTTCCCGATCTTCTCGGACGGCTTCGAGGACGGGACGACGTCCGAGTGGTCGAGGACGACCCCATAACAGACCGCACACCCGGAGGTGACATCATGTCCGATCAATTCGCAGAGATCCGCGCCATTCTCGACCAGCTCGCGAGCCGTCTTGACACACTCGAGGGTCCGGCCGTCGACATCGACAACCTAGAGGACCTCAAGCCCGGACCCTTCGACTCTCAGGTCGCGTTCTTCGACGGCGCCGCGAGCCTCCTCGCCCGCTACGGGGCCCGCCTTCGGGAGCGGGGGAACGTGCTCTCGGTCCGCTACCTCCTCGGCGACATCGCCTGGGGGATCGACTGGCTCGTCTCGGCCGGCGCCCTCTCGGACGTCGACGCCTGGGACGCCGCCGCCGAGTGGTTCGAGGCCCGGGCAACGGACGCCCCCGACCCCGTGACGATGGTCGTCGGGGACATGCAGGTCGACGTCCTCTCCTTCGTCTCCGCCCTCGAGCGCGTGTGCTCGTTTGGTCTGGGGCTGACCAAGACCGAGCGGGAAGACCGGGAGGGCGGAGGCCTGACCGCCGCCGAGGCGATCAAGGTCGTCCAGAAGATCGTCCACTACAAGCTAGAGCAGAGCTTCGCTTCCATCGTCGAGCGTTTCCCCGGAGACAAGGTCAAGACTCGGAAGCCCTGGCCCGTGATCCAGACCCTCGCCGACTATCTTCTGGCCGAGTACCAGAAGATGGGCGAGCCGATGCGTGCCGGGAGCCTGGGCAAGAGTGACGCCCCGCCATCGAACGATCCTCCTCCCTACTCCATCCCTGACTTCCCATAGGAGGACACCATGAGCGAAACCGAGACCGTCACAACCGAGGAGGGGTCGACCACAACGACGACCGAGGGCTCCTCGATTGTCGGCTGGCGGAAGTTCGCGACCGCCATTGGTCAGAGCGTCCTCCTGATCGGGGCCTACCTCTTCGGTCGGTGGGCCCATCTCGTCCCCGAGACTGGCTGGGAGCCGGTCGTCGACGCCGTGAAGATCCTCGGGGTCGCCCTGATCGCCGGAAACACGATCAAGGGCTTCGCCGATCTCTTCCGAAAGTGAGGTAGACCGTGACCATAGCCATCATTCTCGCCGCGCTCAAGAAGGCGGTCGGCTGGGTCGTCAAGAACTGGGCGCTCGTTCTCTCGGTCGTCGCCGTCCTCGCCGTGGTCTGGCTCTTTGACGACTGGGGAGACCGGGGTCGACTCCTCGAGGCCGAACGGGCCGCGAGGGCCGGAGCTGAAGCGACCGCGAACGAATGGAGAACTGTTGCGGAGAATCAGGCCGCCAATATCCGCAAGCTCGGAGAGCAAACGGCCGACTACCAGATGCTCCTCGAGGACGCTCTGGCCGTCGCAACGAAGGTCGAGACGCGCTGGATCAAGGTCCCGGCCGAAGTGACCGTGGCCGTCCACGACGCCCCGGACTGCGAGGCGGCCGTCGTCAAGGTCGGCGCCATCCTCGCTCGGATGGCCGAGGAAGGGGGCGCCCCATGAAATCCCGGGACTGGATCGACTGGCTCGCCCTAGCCCTGGCCGTCCTCGCCGTCTTCGTCGTCTCGTTCGCCCTCGCCGGCTGCCGGAGCTCGCATTCGATCCCCTCGCCATGCGAGCCCGTCGAGGTTCCGGTCGTCGTCCCACCGGAGAAGCTCCCGGTCCCTGACCCGCCGGCCCGGGAGACCCCAGCCGCCTGCCTGGGAGAGGGGGCGACGTGGGAGGGCTGTCTCGAGGCGATGGGTCACGACCTCGCCGCCGCGTGGACAGACGATCGGGTACTCCGGGCGATTATTGCAGCCCACAACCGGGCCGTCGAGGCCCTCGAGAACCGTCCAGACTAGACCCCGGCCCGGGGGCGGTCCCGCCCCATCCCCTGCGACCGCTTCCCTCCTAGTCCTCCTCGGCAAATCAACATGACGCGCCGCCCTCTGGCCGGCCCTTTCCCCGCCCCTCCGGGGGCGGGCTTTTTCATGTGGTGAGCCCCGGAATGGCCGGCGCGGCCCCGCGCTGGCCCGCCCGCTGGCGCGGCAATCCCTGCCCGGTCCCGCTACGCCTTCCCATCCGCGCCGTCTCCGGGGCTGCTAGGGGCCATTCTATAGAGGTAGACGGAGGGCGTTCAGTACCATATTTCGTGACTGATACCACATTTTCTTGGGTTTACCCCTTGACAACCTATGAGATGCGACCTATATTGAATGTAGAGAAAGGGAGGACCCCATGAACACCACCGCCACCCGCCAGATCATCAACCCCGCCACCCTGACCGCCTACGGCGCCGCCCGGCTCGTCAAGGTTGACCACGCCTACATGGTCGACCTCGAGCGCCAGACCGCCTTCGTTGACGTCTCCGACTGGCTGCCCTCCGAGCCGATTGACGAGGGCGGTATCCGGCTCGTCGCGTTCGACGTCGCCGCCGAGTACGACGCCCTCCTCTGCGACACCGTGACCACGATCGGCGACGAGGTCGACGGGCTCCCGGTCCTCTGGATCGTGGCCGAGGCCGACTTCGACCACGTCTGTCGCCGGATGGCCGACCACTACCGCGAGGCCCTCAACGTCCCGAACGAGCACGAGTGGGAGCGACGGGCGATCCGCCGCACGGAGCGGGCCGTCGTCGCCGTGACCCGGTAGCCCCCTCGGGGGGCTTCCCCGGATCGCCGACAGAGCGCGGCGACCCGGGAAAGCAAGGGAGGACCCATGAGACAACCGCCACGGACCACGGGATACACGGACGAGATCCGGGAGACGCTCTGCCGCGTCGGGCTGGCAGGCGAGGACCCGATCCACGTCGAGGCCTGGATGCGGCTCGGGCACCCCACGCTCGACGGCCTCTGTCGCGCTGAATTTGAGGACGAAGTGATCTTGGCCGTCGCCTGTATGCGCGAGGTCACGCCCGAGGAGAACGCCCGGTTCGCCGCCTCGTTCGGACTGTGAAGGAGGAGACCATGATTGCCCGCACCTACCGCGTATTCGTCGACGTCGACCAGGAGACCGAAGCCCGCGAGGCGATGGAAGCCCGCGACGTGGAGGGCCTCCTCGACGAGATCACCCGCCGGGAGATCCACCGGCTCCTCGAGGCCGAGGCCGCAATGGTCGAGGCCGCGCCCGTCCCGGCCGCGTGGATCGGCCAGAGGAGGGTCGCGTGACCGTCAAGCTCCACCCCACGCCGGACGACCCAACCGTCCTCGAAGTGATCGCCGACGGTCGGAAGCTCGGGGAGGTCGCGCCGCTTCTCAAGCGCTGGCAGATCATCAACCCATTCGAGCCGCGAACTTACGAGACGCTGGAGCAGGCCGTCGAGGCCCTCCGCGGAAAGTGAAGGGAGACAACATGAGCGACTGCTATGACAAGACCCGCGAGCGCCGCGCTGAGCTGGTGACTGAGGGCCGGGCGCTTCTCGCTAAGAGCCTGTGGCGTGGCCGCTACGGCCCGTGCGAGGAGGATGCTGGTGCTGGCTTCGACCTCCTCGACCGCGCCCTCGACGCGATCGAGTGGCTCGACCGGGAGCCGTCCCGCCTCGCCGGCCAGCCCGGCCACCGGATCGACCTCGACGAGCCCGAGATCGCGGTCCCGCTCACTGGGTCGGCCGGGCCGACGATGAAGGTCGGCTTCGGGCCCTTCGGTGGGCTCGACGTCCGGATCGAGTAGACTCCCATCGGAACTCGGGGGCTCTTGGCGGGGCTCCCGGGTCCTCCCGGCCCCTCGGGGATTGTCCTCGGGGGGCTTTTTCTCGTAGCATAATCTGTGCCAACCGGCGTTAGAACGTCTCAAAAGCGGCTGGAAATATTTCCGAGAAAAGCGACCGATCTCACAGTCTAGCCCTTGACAATCTAAGAGACGGAACCTATATTGTATATATGAAAGGGAGGACCCCAACAATGACAACCGCCACCAACCCCAACGCCTACAGCCCGCAGGCCCGGACTCACCGCTACTTCGACCACGTCCGCCGGATCGTCGAGAAGCTCGACGCGATCCGCGAGGCCGTCGAGTCCGACGCCGCCAGCCAGGCCCACGCGCTCGACGCCCCGACGTGGCCCGAGATCGAGACACTCGAGAAGGTGATCGCCGACCTCGACGAACTCAGCCGCTTTGTCCCGTGCCGTGGCACGACCGTAAAGTGAGGACCCGATGACACACCGACTCGTGACCCACCCCGACGGCCGGACCGAGGTCGTCGTCGACACCGAAACCGCAGCCCGCCGCCGCTCCGCGATGGCCGCCTTCCACGCCCGCGCCGCCGCCGCCTACGCGACCCACGGCGACAAGGCGAACGCGAAGGCCGCCCGTCGGCTGGCCGCGAAGCTCGCGAAGTAGGAGGACCCATGTCGCGTCTTACGATCACGACCGACGCCGGACGGAAGGTGGCGGAGATCGACCTCCACCGCTTCGACCTCGAGAAATTCGCCCACCGGCAGACCCTCGCCGGGGACCTGGCCGACTGGGTCGCATACGCCGAGACCCTCTACCCCGAGGAGGAGGGGAAGCCGGAGCCCGAGAGGAGGACCGAGTGACCGACGTCCAACTGACCGCCGTTCGCCTCTCGCTGCCCGTGGCCGTCCGCGCCGCCTGGGCCGACCGCGAGGAACACCCCGAGAAGCTCCAGAAGATCGCCGACGTCCTCTGGACCGAGTACGGGCTCTCCCGCGCCCAGCTCCGCGACTTCGTCCAAGCCGAGGTCGGCGCCTTCGTCACCGTCGACGAGTGGGACCGTCTGCTAGGGGGAGCCGAGCTTGACGCTTGACCATCTCCGAGACGTAACCTATACTGTACTCAGAGGTGAGAGCATGAGTCGACCGATGAGGTCCTTCTCTATCAGCGAGGCCGCCTCGAGGACCATCAACGAGAGGGCGATCCCGGACGCACGGCGCGGCGGGGGAAAGCCGAACTTCTCCCGCGTCCTCTCGAACGTGGTCGACCGCTACGCCGAGATCGTCCGCCAGCACAGGCCCGACCTCGCCGAGAACGAGTGGAAGCTCCTCGCCGAAGCGATCGGGGACCGCCACCTCGACGAGCCCTTCCAGATCCGGGCCCTCGCCGGGCTCGTGGCCGACGCCCTCGAGATCGACCGCCTCGGGAAGAAGTACCGGGTCGGGATCGAATTCGTCGCGAAGATCGACCGCCTTGGCTTCGCCGAGAAGGTCGCGGCCCTGGACGCGATCGAACTCCAGAGGGCCCGGGGGGGATAGCATGGAGACTCACCACCGGGTCGGACCCGTCGCCGCCGCCTATGACCCCTACGGGGCCGACGGTCCGGAGGTCCGGCTCGTGGTAGGGAACGCCCTGGTCGCGTTCCATCCGGACGAGGTCGCCCACGTGATCGAGGTCCTCCGCGCCGTCGAGGACTCCCTCCGCCTCGACGAGCAGAGCGTCCGGGATTACATCGAAGAGCGCCGGCTGGGGAGCGGGCTTTGAAGCTCCTCCGCGCCCTCTGGCGAGCGCTCGTGGCGACCGTCCGCGCCTGCTGGGCCGCCGCGATGGAAGCCCGCGCCGACTTCCGGGAGCATCGCTAGCGGATCGCCTCCGTGATCGTGTAGAAACGAACCGACGGCTCGCCCTGGACGACGAACACCACAACCCCCGAGCTCGGCCGCTCGAGTACCGTCACCCGGACCCCGTCCCGGAGCGGGACGCAACGCCCGCGCTCGACGAGCGTCCGGATGCTCGCGTCGTCCTTCGCCCTCGCGAACGTGATGACCTCGTCGAGCTCCCGCCGGGACACGCAGGCGAGATAACCCGCCCGGGTCGACGGTGGCGCCGGGGGGATCGTCGGGGCGAACCTCGCCGGAGCGCTGGCCGGCGGAGGGGGAGGGGACGGCCGGAGAATCGAGAACGCGAGGACGCCGACGATCACGACCACGATCCCGACACCGATCACGACCTGGCGGTCTGCCTGTTTCACGGGGGCCTCCGGCTGGACCGTACCACCGGGGAGGGCCGATCGCCAAAGCCGGGAGCCGGGGCCTTCGGCCTACCATTTGACGTTATCTCGTGGTATCATAAGGAGAAGGCCGGACAGGTGCGAGCCCGCCCGGCCCAGACCACAAGATCAAACGAGGTGATCCCATGGCTCCCAGGATCATACCACTCACCAGGGGCTACTCGACCGTCATCGACGACGCCGACTTCGAGGAGGTCTCGAAGCGGAAGTGGTTCACCCGCGATGGCGGGGGGCTCGTCTATGCCTACCGCCACAACCCGCGCCGTCTCCGACCTCCGGCCGTCATTGCGCTCCATCGTCAGCTGATTGCAGCTCTCCCCGGCGAGATTGTCGACCACATCAACGGGGACGGCCTCGATAACCGCCGCAAGAACCTCCGAATTGCCACCCGGTCGGAGAACATGACGAACCGCCACAACTTCGCGCCAGCTCGGGGACGCTCGCGATTCCGTGGCGTCTTCTTTCGGCGAGACTGCCGGTCGCAACCGTGGTGTTCCCAGATCAAGCGCCACGGGAAGACATACAATCTCGGCTACCACGCAACCGAGGAAAGGGCCGCCGAAGCCTACGACGCCGCCGTGATCGCCTTCGGGGACCCGTTCGCCTGCCTCAACTTCCCCGAGCGTTACGCTTCGTCAGGATCGTCACATCTGGATCGAGAAACGTCACCGAATGGGGGAGGTTTTTATGGGGAAGTTTGATGGCGCTGGCCGTCTCAATTCGGCCGATGCGAGCTAACCCACTGGAGGGTAACGTCTTCGGTATGGTGGAGCCGAAGGGGATCGAACCCTCGACCTCTAGAGTGCGATTCCAGAGGGCCGCTTGAGCTAACCTCAGATGAGACGGGGAGATCGAGCGCCGGCCGTCAGTTCACTACACCGCCGCGGTTGATGCCGGCCGCCATTCGTCCCGCTTTGACTTGCGGTTTTGTAGGCGCCGTTGTAGTGCCGGCCGCTGCGTCAATCGCCGCGAGGTCGGGGTCCTGGGCCGCAAGCTCGAGCCGGCGCCGCAGCCGGGACTCGTCGAGCTTGAAGTACCGCCGCTCGACCGTCTCGACCCGCGTGTCGCCCATGAGCTCCGCTATCTCGGCCGCCGACATGGCGCCCGAGGCCGCGAGGTGACTCGCGCCGGAGTGCCGGAGATTGTAGAGCCGGAAGCCCTCGGGGATCAAAGCGCCGCCCGCGAGCTCCGCGTTCGCCAGCCGGAGGAGGGAGACCCAGGCCTTCCGGACGTCGACGAAGGGCTGGCCCGTGGCCGGCGAGGGGAAGACCCAGCCCGCAGCCCCCGGCCCCGGCCACCGCTCCTCGAGGTAACGCCGGAGGGGGGCCCGCATGGGCGCCACGACCCGGACGCCGGCTCGTCGCGTGTTCTTCGTCTCCGCGAACCGGATCACCCCGCCCTCGACGTCGACCTCCTCCCACCGGAGCCGGAGGACGTTCCCGGTCCGCGCCAGAGTGTAGTAGGCCGCGAGCACGATCCCCCGGAGAGGGACCGCCGAGGGGGAGCCCGAGCCCATCGCCCGGGCGCGGCGAGCAGATTCGCGCTCCGCTTGGAGCAGCTCAAACTTCGGGAGCGCGGAGAACAGCGCCCGCGCTTGCTCGACCGTCAACGTCTCGGGGTCCGGCCGCTGGATCGGGAGCGCCGTCACCGCCGCCGCCGGATTCGAGGCCAGCCGGCCGCGCCGGACCGCGAGGGCGAGGACCATCTTCAGGAGGGCGAGGTAGGCGTTCGCCGAGGACTTCGAGAGATCCCGCTCCCGCCGAAGCCGGCGCCGCCACTCGAGGACGTGGTCGGTCGTGAGGGCCTCGGCTGAGAGGTCCCGCCCCAACGTCTCGAGGAGGACCTCGACCCGGTAACGCTCGACGTCGGTCCGGACCTCCCGCTCCTCGCAGTCTGCCAGCCACTCGCCGGCCAGGGCCCAGAGGGTCGTCGGGAGCTCGAGGCCGTCGAGATGTTGGTCGACCGCGTGGCGGAGCGCCATCTCGACCTCCGCCCGATGCTCCCGGACGGCCACGAGCGAACGCTCCCAGGAATCGGGGAACTCGGAGAGGACGAAGACGTTCCGGATCGCCTCGTGGCCCCGATGGACGACCCGCGCCCGGTAGCGGTAGTAGATCCGGCCCTCGTGGTAGACCAGATAGGCGGGGACCCTACGCTTCCTCGGCTTCCTCGACATGGCGGCGCCGCCGGAAGGGTAGCACGTCCGCCGGCCGATCCTGAGGGGAAGGGTAGACCACGACCGGCTCCTCGGGAGCCTCGAGGTCGACCCGAATCGCGACCACGAGGTCGGTCGTGTCGACCCCGGCCGGCATCCTGCTAATAGCGGGAACGGCTCGCGTTAGGTCCTCTTGACTTGCTCCCATTCGATGCTATGCTGCCTCCTGGCCCCTCGGAGGGGCGCGGGGTCGTCACCCAGTATACAACTTGCCCGCGTAGGAGTAAGAGATGGTGGCTCGCTTCGATCTGCTTTGCCCGTGTCCGACTTGCGGGGGATGGCTGACTGTCACGACAGAGAGCGGGAAATTCACGGGTCGGCTTCGGGTCGTGTCCTTCCGCGAGCTCCCTCTCGACCGCGTTCGATGGCAGGAACACCAACGCGACACCTACGCGATGCTCGCCGACCTTGTGGCGCTCGGAGTATTGACCTGCGAAAGTCTCGTGACTCTCGTCCTCGAACTCGAGGACGGGGTCGTCGTCCCCGTCGGCCTCACCGCCGGAACGTCGGTCAACCGAGCGCCACTACTGGCCGCGCTAGGATCACGATTACGCCCGCGATGCAACCTACTCCCTCCAGCGGGCGAGGGGGACCCTCTTCCGGTATGAGTGTCAGCGTCTCGCCGACCCGATAGAGTCGACCGACCAGGAGGCCTCCGTCCCCGACCGTCGCGATCACGGTCATACCGTGGACCACTGAAAAGCACGGGCGCCGATCGACGACCGCGAAGCCGCCATGCGGGGGGAGCTGTCCCGGGGAGAATCCACAGAGGGCGAAGCGCCCATAGTGCCATTCCCCAGGCACCTCCCCCGCCGAGTGATGCGCTATCCCCTGCGCGATCGCCTCCGCCGGGAGATGACAGACCATAGGACTTGAGGCGACCTTGACGTCGTCGCCGATCGCCTCGGCCGAGACGAAGGGGATCGGGACGAGTCCGGCCGTTGAACTCGCCGCCGCGAACGTCTCCTCTGGCATCAAACCCAAGACCCAATCGGCCGAGAGCCGGAGGACTTTGCACACATGAAGGAGGTCGGAGAGATCGAGGCCAGTCTCCCCTCGTAACATCCGCGAGACCTTCATCTCGGACCAGCCGAGCGCCTGGGCGAAGTCTGACTGCCGCTCGTACCGCCGGCGGAACGCTTGCCGGAGGCGCCCCGTCGCCCGCTCGTGATCGAATGCTCCGCCCCCACCGTCCCGCGTGACCGGCGTCATAGATGCCCCTCCTTCCTCCGGTCGGGATTGTCTTCCACTACGGGGGACTTGCAAACTCCGGGAGACTGTGTTATATTGATCCCGTGCCATGTTACGCCTCCCACGAGGTCTACTACTTCGCTCAGAGCCTAACTCAAACCGTGACCGCGACTTCCGACGCTCTCGGAGTCTGAGATGAACTTCGCACGCCGCTTCCTCGAACTCCACGGAATCACGCCGGCCGAGCTTGCCGACTTCATGCCGCCCGCCAGGTCCGACACCCGAGCCGCTCGGAATCAAAGGGCCTGGCGCTACTACCGGGGCGAGCATGACTGGACCCTCGAGACGATCCGCGCCGTCCTCCGATGTTGCGAGTCGAAGCTCGGCCACCCCGTGACCTTCGCCCAGGTCTTCGAGGGGGAGGGACTGCCGGAGAGCTTGAAGGGGGCCGCGTGATGGGCGACCCCGTCTTCCTCTTCGTCGTCGCTGCGATGTCCGGACTCGGGGGGACTCTCGTCGGCCTCGGGATCGTCCTCACCGTCCGCCAGATCCTCCGGCTCGCCCGTAACGGCTGGAGGTCGCGATGGTGATCCGGCCTCTTCATGGGGTCTCTGCCGGGGAAGATATGTCCCGGTCCGTCGAGCGACAAGGGCCCGCGCCGAACTCGGACGCCCACCGTCCGACACTCGCCGCGATCCGGACCCGTGACTTCGAGAACCTCTTGACGGCCCTCCGGCTCCTGACCGGCTCCGTCGAGATGCTCGCCCGGAAGATCGAGAGCCTCGAGGCGAAGACCCCGGGGGCCCCGGAGGTCCTCTCGGCCGCCGAGGTCGCCCTGATCTACCGGGGAGCCCTCAGCCGGACAAAGCTCTACGACCTCTCGAGCCCGAGCCGGCCCGGGGGCGCCGTGCTCTCCCGGGTCGTCCGGCGCGGCGGGGGGACGGGCTTCCTCCGCGTCGAGATCGAGCGCTGGCTCCGGGGGCTCCCGACCGGACCCACGAAAAAGGCCGCCGGAACGCCCGGCGACCAGCCCAAAGGAAGAACCGAGGTAAGGCGCCTCGACGCTTCCGTCTCGAACGTAGCCCCGGCCGGCGACCGTGTCAAGGCCGGGATCGGAAGGGAGGCCAGAACGTGACGAACTTCGAGCCCGGCTCGCCCGAGTGGCACGAGGAGCGCCGGAAGGGGATCGGGGGCTCCGACTGGAAGGACGTCCTCGCGCTCGAGCCGTACGGCTGCCGGCGCCGGCTCTACTACGACAAGACCTCGACCCCGCCGAACTTCCCGGAGGCCGAAGGCGGCCGGCTCCGCCGGGGCCACGCCCTCGAGCCGATCATCGTCGAGGAGTACGTCCGCGAGACCGGCCGCCGCGTCACCGGGGCCGCCCCGCGGCTCCGTCCCGACTGGCTCCCGCCTTGGTGGGTCGGAAATCCGGACCGGATCATCGCCGCCACAGATGCGCGACGAGGCCCGGGCGTCCTCGAGTGTAAATCGTGCAACGAGTGGGTCTACTGGCAGGTCGTGTCGGAGGGTTCGCCCGAGGCCTGGGTCGCCCAGCTTCACCACTACCTCGTCCTCGGCTCCTACCGCTGGGGGGAGATCGCCGCCCTCGAGGTCGACTCATTCCGGCTCTTCCGCGAGGAATTCGAGCGGGACGCCGAGCTGATCGACCTCATGTTCCGCGCCGGGACCGACTTCTGGGCGAAGGTCCAGGCCCGCGAGGTCCCCGACCCGCTCCCGCCTACCGACTCGCGCTGCCGGACGTGCCCGTGGCGGATCACGTGTCACGGCGCCGAGCTCTACGACCCCGAATTCGCGCCCGAGCCGACCGAATGGGAGGACTCGGACGACCCCGAGATCGGGGGGCTCCTCGAGGACTACGCCGACCTCAGGGAGAAGGCCTCCGCCGCCGAGAAGGCCCTCGAGGAACAGAAGACGAAGCTCCGGAACCGGCTCGGCTGGCGACCCCGGAAGATCGTCGCCGGCCCGTGGAAGGTCGAGCTCCGCCGGACCGTCCGCCGGACCCTCGACACCGATCGCCTCAAAGCCGATCACCCCGAGATCGCGAACACCTACCAGAAGGAGGGCGTCTCGTTCGCCCTCGTCGTGAAGTGAGAAGGGAGACAACAATGAGCGCAGAACCCACAACCCAGGAACAGGGCGCGGCAATCGTCCCGCGTCCGCCCGTCCAGATCGCCGGAAACGGACTCCGGCCAAAGGACTTCGACGACCTCTGGAGGGTCGCCCGGATCGTCTCCGGCTCCGGCCTCGCCCCGAAGGGCCTCGAGCGCCCCGAGCAGACCTTCGTCGCGATGGCCTCCGGCCTCGAGCTCGGCTTCTCCGCGATGCAAGCCCTCGCCTCGATCGCCGTCGTCTCCGGCCGCCCGACCCTCAACGGCATGGCCGCGAAGGCCCTCGTCCTCGAGTCGGGGAAATGTGAGCGCTGGCTCGAGGAGCCGCTCCGCGTCACCCCGGGGGAGAAGATCGCCGAGGCCGGCCCGAGCCACCTCCCCGACGGGCTCTACGGCTTCCGCTGCCGCTCGAAGCGTAAGGGCCTCGAGGACTGGGCCGAGGAGACGTTCACCCTCGACGACGCCAGCCGCGCCGGCCTCTGGCCCGGGAAGCCCGACTCGAACTGGGCGAAGTACCCCGCCCGAATGTTGAAGATGCGAGCCCTCGGCTTCGTCGCCCGGGACCTCTACCCGGACGTCCTGAAGGGGCTCTACATCGCCGAGGAGATGGAGGAGCCGGAGCCCGCGCCCCAGCCCTCGAACGTCGAGCGCCTGAAGGGTCGGCTGACCGAGGTCCTCCCCTCCGCCTTCGACGAGACCGGCCCGATCGACGACCCGCGCTTCGAGATGGTGGAGACGACCACCGTCGACCCGATCGACACGACGCCGCTCGACGCCTCGCCTCCGGAACCGGAGCGCGGCGACTCCCTGACCGACGCCGAACTCGCCCAGGTCGTCCCGCCGCTGGGAGACTCCGGGAAGCCCTCGAACTGGCTCCGAACCTGCCAGAAGCTCCTCGCGGAAGGGATCGTCGCCCTCGGCTCCGCCCGGGCCTACTACCAGGCCGCGACCTTCGTCCTCGGCTCGCACGGAGCCACGACCGCCGACGAGATCGCGTCGGCCGACCGGAAGGCCGTCCAGGCCGAGATCGAGGCCGCGATCGCCGCCGCGAAGAAGGGGAAGTGACCCATGACCGGGACCGCGATCGAACTCACAGACGCCCAGAGGGCCATCTCGACCCAGGCCCGGACGTGGCCCGAGCAAGCCCGCGCCCTCAAGATCGCCGACGACCAGACCTACACCCTGGCCGGGACGATGCTCCGGGGGATCAAGGCCCTCACGAAAGAGGCCGACGACGTCTTCGACCCGGCCGTGAAGAAGGCCCACGAGGCCCACAAGGCGATCCTCAACGCGAAGAACTCGGTCGTCGAGCCACTCCGCGAGGCCGAGAAGATCCTCAAACGCGGCATGGGCGACTACCACGCCGAGCAGGAACGGAAGCGCCTCGCCGAAGAGACACGGCTCCGAGAGATCGCCGAGCGCCAGGCCGCCGAGGAGCGGAAACGGATCGAGGAGGAACGGAAGGCCGCGATCGCCGCCGCCGCCCTCGAGGGCGCCGCGAAATTGAACGCGGTCGCACAGCAGACCCCCCCTCCGCCGCCGCCGGCCGCGAACGTGATCGTCGCCTCGTTCACTCCGAAGGTCTCCGGCGTCTCGACGAGGACAGTCTGGAAGGTCGACGTCTTCGACGTGCCGGCCCTCCTCCGCCACGTCGTCGACAACGCGAAGGACCACCCCGAGCTCCTCTCGTGGGTCTCCGTCAACCTCCAGCCGCTCCGCGAACTCGCTCGCGACGAGAAGGGCGAGACCGGCATCCCTGGCGTCCGCTTCGTCTCCGAGACCGTGGTCGCTTCCCGATGAACACGAGCGCCCCGCTCCGCCCGCTGAGGTCTTCCTCCTTCCCCTTGACGGGGGACGGGGCGCCCGACCTTCCGCCCGTCCCGGGGGCGAGATCACAAGCGCCAGACGGCGGACTCGACACCCGACCGTCAACGGCTGAGGACACCCGCCGCGCCTCGGGAGCGCGGCAACCTTCCAACACTCCGGACGACCTCGGGCCCGGGTCCCCGTGGCCGGCCGGTCGATTGTCAACGCCCGCCGCTCGGACATCCAGAAGGGAGCCCTCATGCCCCGAGCGGAAATCCGCCCCGGAGAAGCCCGGGACGGCAGCAAAAATTTGTCGGACTGCGGGGGCTCCCGGGGCCCCCGACCTTCTCACCTCTACCGCGTGAGGGCTACACGATGGCGCGACCGAGCCTCGACCGAAACGTGAAATTCAAACGGCTCTGCCGGGAGCTCAAGCTCCCGAAGCCCTACGTCCGGGGACTCCTCGAGACCATGTGGGACTGTGCTCACGAGTGCGGGAATCCCATCCTCGGAGACTCAACCGACGTCGAGGCCGCCGCCGAGTGGCCGGGGGACTCCGGAGTCTTCGCCGCCCTCGTCGTCGAGGTCGGCTTCGTCGACCGCAAGCCGGACGGGAATCACGAGATTCACGACTACTGGGACCACGCTCCGGAGTACGTCCAAAAACGGCGGAAAAGAGAGCTTCAACGGGAGGAGACGGGAGCCACACTCGAACATTCGGCGGACAACGGCGGACAACGGCGGACAACGGCGGACAACGGCCCTCCTCCCGCACCCGCTCCCGCACCCGCTCCCACGTCTCCTAACGGAGACGCGAAGACGCGCCCGCGATTCCAGCCGCCGACGCTCGAGGAGATCCGGACCTACTGCCTCGATCGGAAGAACACCGTCGACCCCGAGGCCTGGCTCGCTCACTACCAGGCGAACGGCTGGAAGGTCGGCCGAAACCAGATGAAGGACTGGAAGGCCGCCGTCCGGACGTGGGAGCGGAACGGCCTCGGCTCGAAGCCAGCCGAGCGGAACTTCGATGCCGACTTCGACCGGGTCGCCCGCGAGCAGGCGGGGAGGCCCCATGCGAACTGACCACCTACCCCACGACCGCGAGCTCGAGGCCTCCGTCCTTGGCGCCGCGATGCTCTCCCAGGTCGCCCTCTTCGACATCCTCGACGTGCTCAAGCCCGACGACTTCTACCTCGAGCCCCACCGGACCGTCTACGAGTGGATCGAATACCTCGCGAACGAGGGGAAGGCCGTCGACCTCGGGCTGGTAATCGACGCCCTTCGCGAACACGGCCAGATCGAGAAGGTCGGGGGGGCTTCGGCCGTCTCGAACCTCGTCGACGAGATGCCGGACGTCGCGAGCGCCCGCTTCCACGCCGAGGCCCTCCGGAACCTCTCGACGAAGAGGGCCCTCCTCGGGCTGGCCGACAGAATCCGAGCCGAGGCCCCAACGACACCCGGCCCGGACCTTCTCGACTCGACGATGGCCGAGGCCCTCGACATCTCGAGCGCCCAGGAGCGCGGCGAGACCATCCGCGCCGGCGAGACGATGGCAGCCGTCGCCGAGGAATCCCTCCGGATCGGCTCCGGCCAAGCCGAGAGCGTGGTCGTCCGGACCGGACTCCCGCCCGTGGACGCGAAGGTCTTCCTCCGTCACGGGAAGCTCGTGATCGTGGCCGGCGCCACGTCGAGCGGTAAGACGGCCCTGGCCCTTCAGATCGCCGACAACGTGGCGCGGCGAGGCCGGCGGGTCCACTACTTCTCCCTCGAGATGGACCGGGCCGAGCTCGCCGCCCGGCTCCTCTCCGCCCGGATCGACCTCTGGGTGAACGCGATCGAGGCCGGCATCTCCGACGACCTCGCCCGGGCCAAGCTCGACGGCGCCGTCCGGGAAGCGAAGGACCTCCCGCTCTGGATCGACGACGCCCCGAATCTGACCCCGCTCGACATCCGGGCCCGCGCCCGCCAGACCCAGCTCCGCCACGGGCTCGACCTCGTGGTCGTCGACTACCTCCAGCTCGTGACCCCGTTGACGAGGAGCCGGAACCGCGAGCAAGAGGTCGCCGAAATCTCCCGCGCCCTCAAGCTCACGGCTCGGGTCCTTCACGTCCCGGTCCTCGTTTGCGCCCAGCTTTCGAGGAAGCACCTCGACGAGAAGCGAGCCCCGAACCTCCACGACCTCCGCGAATCGGGGGCGATCGAAAACGACGCCGACGTGGTCCTCATGCTCGAGCGCCCAAACCGCTCGGAGGGCCGGACCCTCCTCTATGTCCGGAAACAACGCCAGGGCCCCGTCTGCGACTTCGCCGCGACCTTCGACCCCGTCCGGATGCGCTTCGACAACTTCGAGAAGGGAGCCCAAAGTGACGAATAAGCCCCGCGTCTACATCGCCGGGCCGTTCCGCTCGGACCCGGTCGGCAACACGGCAAACGCGATCGAGGCCGGAGACGACCTCGCCCGTCTCGGAGTGATCCCCTACGTCCCCCACCTGACGATCGTCTGGGACGCCTGGCGCCACAACCCCGAACGCTTCTACCTCGACCTCGACCTCGACTGGCTCGAGACGTGCGACGCCCTCTACCGGCTGCCGGGGCCCTCGGCCGGAGCCGATGCCGGGGTCTGCCGGATGCTCGACCTCGGTCGGCCCGTGTTCTTCCACGTCTCCGCTCTCCTCGAGTGGGCCGACCTCTGGAAAGCCGGCCGGCTCTACGAGGCCGAGCTCTACGCCGCCGCCCACCTGATCGCCGTCGCCCTCGACGGCCGGAGGGTCGCATGAAGAGGACCGCCTTCGAGAGCTACACCGCCTACACCGATGAGAAGGCGAAGGAGCGGGAGAAGGCCGCCGACGTGACCATGACCGCGATCCAGAGGGCCCAGAAAAACCCGGCGCGGCGAGGGGATTCGCTCGTCGTCTGCCCGGGGACCGTCCGCGTCCTCCCTCACTCCAGGGGCGCCGTCGTCACCGTCGACGCCAACATGACCCAGGCCGAGGCCGACCAGATCCTCGAGGCCGCCGACGCCGGGAAGCTCTGGCTCGTGGCGGAGGTCGGCTGATGGGCCTCACCGCGACCGCCCTCCACCGCCTGCTAGCCGCCCGCCACGCGAAGGACGTCTACGTCGCCGAGTGCAAGAATGGCCCGACCGTCTCGAGTCGAAGTCTCCGCATCCTCGACGGCTGGGCGATGGCCCGCTCGTGGACTCACCTCAAGTTCACAGGCTACGAGATCAAGGTAGACCGCTCCGACTTTCTCAACGACGAGAAGTGGATCGACTACCTCCCGCTCTGCCATGAGCTCTATTTCGTGGCTCCGGCCGGCCTGATCGACCCTTGGGAGGTCCCCGAACAGGCCGGCCTCCTCCTCTCGTCGAAGAACGGGACGAGGCTCTTTTGTAAGAAGAAGGCGCCCTTCCGCAACATCGAACCGCCCTTCGACCTCCTCGTTTACGTCCTCATGTCCCGGAGCGAAATCAAGGCCGACTGGGGGGCCTCCGGGCCCGGAGACGTTCGCGCCTACTGGCTCGAGTGGCTCGAGCAGAAAGAGGAGGACCGCCGGCTCGGCCACCTGGTCGCCCTCAAGATCCGCGAGACCGTCGATAGCTACCGAGCGGCCGCCCATGAGGCGACGAGGAGGGTCGAGCTCTACCAGCATCTCGAGAAGCGGCTCCGCGAACTTGACCTCGACCCGGAGCGCACGTCCGCGACGTGGCAGATCGACCGCAAGCTCGACGAGCTAACGGGGAAGATCCCCGCCCACCTCTCGAGGACGGTCCAGAACCTAGCCCGCGAGCTCGAGAGCCTCCACGACACCCTGACCCGACTGGGGGCGAACTAATGGCGCCCAAGAAAAGCCCCTACAACTGGCGGAACCGCTACGCGAAGAACTTGGAGGAGATCCGGGACAAGGTCCGCGCCCGCTCCGGGAACCGCTGCGAGGGGAAGACCGAGCGGGGCCGCTGCACCGCCCGCCACGGGAAGCCCCACCCGAAGACCGGATCGAACGTCGTCCTCGCCGTCGCCCACAAGAACCACGACCGGAAGGACAACCGGCTCGCGAACCTCGTCCACCTCTGCCAGCGCTGCCACAACACGATGGACGGCTCCAACCGGAACAAGACCATCAAGCGAAACAAGAACAAGCCCCGGACCCTCTCCGGAGCGCGGCGAAAGCCGCACCCCTCGAAGGCCCGGAAAGTGAACAGGAGGAAGAAGTGAAGAACCTCGAGCTCACGTCGATTCTGAAGAACCGGCTCCCCATCCGCGCCCTCTTCGACTACGACTTCGCCGAGGTCGCGGCCGTGACGCCGGAGTGGGAGGAGGGGCCGGACGCGATCATCGCCTACCCCGAGCCGACCGGCTCCAACACCTTCGCGACGTGGTTCGCCGTGATCGAGGGGGACCGGATCGCCCGCCGAATCAACTCCCGACACGTGGCCGTGATCGAGCACGACACCTCGGACGAAGCCCTCGCTGGCGCCGAGAGCGCCGCGAAGGCCGAGACCCTCGAGCAGTTCCGGGCGAAGGGCCCCGATGGGGTCTACCTCTTCCCGACCGACAAGCTCCGCGAGCTGGCGAAGAACTTGACCGTCCCGGACCGCGTCCGCGAGGCCGCCGAACACGAGCTCAAGCAGAGGACTTTCGCCGTCGTCTCGGGGAAGGGGGCGTGAGATGACCCGGACCCAGGCCTTCCAGATCCTCGACCTCCTCTATCGGGGCTACACCCTGACCGCCCTCGAAGCCGTCGAGCGCTTCGGCTGCCTCCGCCTAGCCGCTCGGGTCGAAGAGCTCCGCCGCGCCGGCCATCAGATCGAGACCGAGTGGATCGCCGACGCGGAGGGGAAGCGCTTCGCCCGCTACCGGCTCCGCGCTGGCCAGGGGACGCTCCCTGGAATGAGGAGGACCGCGTGACCCAGGTCGTCGTCGTGATCCCCGGAGAGCCCGTCGCCCAGGGCCGGCCCCGCTTCGTCCGCTCAATCGGCCGGGCCTTCGACCCGCCGAAGAGCCGGGAGTGGAAGGCCTTCGCCGCCGCCTTCATGCTGGAGGCCTGCCCGACCCCATTCCCGCCGGACGTGCCGCTCCACCTCGAGGTCACGGCCGTCTGGCGCTGCCCGTCGACGGACGCCCGGAAACGGGAGCCCCGGCCCTTACGGTGGAGGGCCAAGCGCCCGGACGCCGACAACATCCTGAAGGCCGTCGCGGACGCCGGCTCCGGGGTCCTCTGGATCGACGACGCCCAGATCGCGAAGGCGACCGTCCGGAAACTGACCGCCGAACAGGGAGCCGCCGGCCACGTCCGGGTCGTCGTCTCCGTGCTAGAGGAGGCCATCGCATGATCTACCTCGCCGCCGCCGTGATCTTCGTCCTCGGGAATCTTTTCGCCGTTGCCCTCTGCCGGGCCGCTGCCCGCGGCGACCGGATGGGGGCTATCGCGAAACGTGAGGACGTGGTAGAATCCTACCGTTCGACGATAGAGGAGGGGACTTGACCCTGGCACTCGAGAAGCCCCACCGCCAGACCGACCCGGACTACCTCAACTTCGTCCGGGGTCGCCCCTGCCTCGTGGCCCATTGTCTGCGGCGCGGCGAGCCTC